CTGCTTCAAGTGACATACCGTGTTCGTTAGCGATTTTAACTAATTCTTTAGTCTTCTCTATTATTTCTTTATCTTGATACATATTCACCATCTAGACTCCATGTCTTAGCATCTGTTATTTTAACTTTTACTATTTTACCAATTATATCATCATTACCATTTTTAATATTAACTAGTTTATTAGTATCAGTATAACCAAAGTATTCTTCATTTTTCTTTAATGATTTACCTTCTACTAAAACATCTACTTCGACACCTTCTAGTTTCTTATTATTTTCTAAAAAGTAGGTATTTACTATTTCGTTTAATTTATAAAGTCTCTCTTCTTTTTCACTAAGTGCTATATCATCTTTCATTTTAGCAGCAGGAGTATTTTCTCTTGGCGAATAGATAAAGGTAAAGGCATTATCATATTTACATTCATTTACTAAATCTAGGGTCTTTTGAAAGTCTTCTTCACTCTCAGTTGGAAAACCTACTATTATATCTGTTGAAATAGCACAATTTTTTATTCTTTCTTTCATCTTATGGAATAAGGTTAGATAACTTTCAATATTATAGCGTCTTCCCATTAGTTTTAGTATTCTATCACTTCCAGCTTGAACCGGTAAATGCACACTTGGCATTATGTTATCATACTTTGCAATAACATCAATCATAGAATCTGTAAAGTCCCAAGGATGGCTTGTCATAAATCTTACTCTTGGAATACCTATCTTAGCAACATCTTCTAAAAGCTCAGCCATAGAATAATTATCATATAAATCTTTTCCATAAGCATTAACATTTTGTCCTAATAAAGTTACTTCTTGATAGTTTTCTTCTTTTAGTTTTTTAATTTCTTCTAGTATATCTTCTTTCTTACGACTTCTTTGTCTACCTCTTGTATAAGGTACTATACAGTAGGTACAAAATTTATCACAACCATAGATAATTGTTACATAAGCTTTAAACTTATTTTTTCTCTTAGTAGGAAGATTTTCTACTAATTCTCTTTCTCTTGAATATACTTCTACTTGTATCTTACCTTCTTCAATAGATTTTATTAAAACATCTGGTAACTCAAAGATATTATGAGTTCCTATAACAAAGTTTAGATATGAATATTTCTCTAGTAAATTATTAACTACTCCTTCTTCCTGAGCCATACAGCCACATAGACCAATCATTAAATCTTTCTTTTCTTCCTTTAGATGTTTACATCTTCCTAACATACCAAAAGCTTTATTATGAGCATTTTCTCTAATAGAACAAGTATTTAATAAGATTAAGTCAGCTTTTTCATAGTCATCAGTAAAGGAAAAGCCTAATTCTTTTAATAATCCTGTAATTATTTCACTATCATGTTCATTCATTTGACAGCCATAAGTTTTTAAAAAACATTTTTTTCCTAAAAACTTATTCTTATATTCTTCTTTTACATATCTTGTTCTATTAGAACCAATAGCATCATAATATTTTGGATCATATTTATCAAGATTATTTTTAATGTCTAAAGTAGTCCAAATACGAAGAGGTTCATATTTTCGAGTATAAGGATTAAATACATGATTTTCTTCAAACCATTCTTCAAAATTATTATTAGCTATAGCTTCATTTCTACTTCTTTCATAATATTCAGTAGTAATATAATCTACATTATCAGATATAATCTTTTTAGCAAGAGTTTTAATATGATCTATATAGTCTTGACTTTTAGGTTCATAATATCCAAATAAATCGCTATTAGGAACAATTTTCTTATTTTTAATAATAACCTCTCCATTTTTACCAATAGCACAAAATATACGTTCCCATAAATCATAATTAGCAGTACCTTTAAGATTAAGTAAAGCATATGAAAGTTCTCTATTAAAGGCTTTTCTATTTACTCTAAAATTTACTCTATCTTTAAATCTTTCGGCAAGAGAATCATCATTAGGTCTATTTTTTCTAATATCTCGAAGAACATCATATAAATTAGCTAATTCTTCTATACGTTCTTTAGGAAGATTAAATAATAATTTAGTACTTATTTCTCCGTTTCTATCAACAGCATGTTGTAAAATATCATTTATCTTACTAATAGTTTCAATTCTTTCAGGACTACGTTTTCCTTCGTCATCACTTCTAATTTCAGTATAAAATCTTGAACTTAATATAGGAAGATTAGCTGGAATTTCTTTTATAAGAGTTTCATTACTTAAAGAAGATTCATAATCATAACCATATTTTTTAAGAACAGCATCTTTAATAATTTGTTTTTGCTCTTTAGTAAATTTTCTACCATCAATAATTCCTAATTTATCTTTATATTCAGGATGATCATTAAGAATAGTAGCAATTTCACTTTGCCTATCAGCATTATCTTTAAATTGTTTAAATGCCCAATCAATTTTATCTTTAAGTTCTTTATTAATAGTTTTGCGAGCATTTAAATTAATCCAATTAAAAGCATTTCTATATTCTTCATTTTTAAGTTTTTCTTCAAGAACTTCATTAGGATTATTTTCATCATATTTCTTAATAATATCAAGATAATATTTTAAGTCTTCATCAAATCCAGCAATAGGAGAATATTCAAAATATTCACCATTAAGCTTTTTAATTTTATCAATATAATCTTTTAGCGTATTTGCTTTAACGATTTCTTCATCAGATTTAGGACTATAATCTTTATTTAATGAAGAAGTCATAAAATTAATTTCATTAATAAGAGCAATTTTTTCTTGTTGCTGTTCAATACTTAATTCACTATCTTCTCCAGGAGTCATTTCATAAATAGTAGTCATTATTTCTTTATATCTAACAAATAATTCTGGAGCAGTTTTTAAAATACTTTCATCTAATTTATTTTTAGCAATATAATATTCTGGAACAACTTCCATATTAACATTATCAGCATACCATTTATCTCTATTAAGACGAGCTTTATAATATTCTACACTAAATCTACCATGTTTTTCTTTAGCTTCTCTAACAGCATCTCTTAATTGATCTCTATCAGTAATAAATTTCTGAGTGTAAGAAGTAATAAATTTACCATTCTTAACAATATCACTCCATACAAATTTACCAGGCATTTTCATTATTTCATCATACTTTCTTAAAAATTCCTGACGAGCTTTAGGTGCATCTACTAAATTAGCACCATTAATAATACCACCAATAAATTTAACAATAACTTGAACTTCACTATTACTTAATTCATAAACAGAACTAAATAAACTATCAAAAATATCAGCATCGGAATATTGAGTACGAATACTAATTATATTATTACGAATTAAAGGATTAGTAGAAACTTCTTTTCCAAAATAATTATCCATAATAAGTTTCATTGCTGAAACAATTTTAGGATTATTACGAATATTATTAATAGAATTTCTAATAGATTGAATTTGATCTGAAATAACTTTATCTACACTTGCAATGTCAAATTCAAATAATCCGCTTAAAGAAGTACCAAAAGAACGAGCATTAAGAAGTGTTCTAACATATCTATCTAATTCTCCAGGTTTATCTTTTATAATATCAATAACTTTAGGGTTATCAATTGATAACCATTCACCATTTTCATCTTGAATAAAATTATTAATTTCTTTGTTAAGCATATTCGAAACTGTTTTATAAAATCCAGCAGCACGAGAATATATTTCTCTTGTATGATTTTTTATAGAAACAGCGGAATATCTATCAATATCGCTTTCTTTTAATAATTCAGCAACTTTTTCTGCAACTTCATTACCATTAATACCTTGCCGATTAATGTCATTAATAATTTTAAGAGATATTTCTTCAACAGTAGTTAATTTAGAAGAATCAATAGTTTCATAACTATCGCCTATAATATCAGTAATAGCAAATGGAGCTATGTCCTCGATGTTTTCCTCTACGGGGGAAAAGTATTGAGAAACTTCGTAAATATTAGGAACTATTAATGAATATTGACCAACAGTATCAGCTATATTTTTTTCTTGTTCATTAAGTTTATTATAATATTTATCTTGTTTAGTTTTAAAATATAATTTTAAATTATTACTTGGTTTAACTTTTTTAATATAATAATCTTCTCCATTAATAGTTTGTATAGTAGCACTACCAATATTAGGTAAAGCAAAATTAATAATTTTGTTATTATCAGCTATTAATGCTTTATTTGGATTTTCTTTAAATTTATTTATAAGTTTATTAATAAATCCATTAGGATCAGTACTACTTAAGTTTTCAGTAAAATAATTTCTATTATTTAATACATCATTTATTTTTGGTTGAATAAATCTTTTAATAGTATGCTTAACTTTATTTTCAGCACTTGCAGGTCCATCTTCTTGAGAAATAATTATATTTACATCAGATTCAGTAGAAGCAGCAGCATCAATAATTCCAAGATAATATTCTAATCTTTTAAATTTATTATTATTAGGATTTATACTATATTCATTAGTTTCATTACTATCTAATAAATTAAGAGGTGCTAAATATAATCCTTTATCTTTAATTATTACTTTATATAAAGTAGTAACAGATTTTTTATTAATATTACGAGTTATACGAATATAAGGAAGACTATCAGAAGAAATAAATCCTGGTTGTATATCCCCCGTAAAGGAAGACTCACCTGTAATATCTTCTTCAACCCATTTACCAATTCCTGTATATTCAATAAAACTTATTCCATCTTTAGTATAAGGAATTTGAACAATATTATCAGATTTAAAGAATTTATTAAATCTATTATCTTTTTTACTTAAAAATACATTTTTAATAATACCACTATGACTTCTAACAAATCGTTCAGTCATATTATAAATATCAGTGCCTTTAGAATCAAAATCATTAATATTAAATAAAGTAGCAAAATTATCTATTATAGTAGGAACAATATTAGTACCATTATATTGAATAGGCTTTAATAAAAATTCATTAACAACAAGTTTTGTAATAGAATTTCTTTTAAATCTAAATCCATCTACTATAAAAGCATATTTAACTATATCAAGCATTGCTAATTTAATATATGGATGTTTATTAAAAGAATCTAATTTAGATTGAATAAGAATATCTTCAATATTTTCTATATTATCGTGAAAATATAAACTTTGTCCTGTATATCCTTTTTCTCTAACATTACGTTGATTATAAGTATTTACATCAATATATTTAAATATTCCAGGATCTTCTGAAAAATGTTCTTTAATATATAAAACTTTTTGAACAGGAGTAAGTTTAGCAAAATTATTTATTTCTTCTTGAGTAGGATTATTTATATCTACTGTATCAAATTTAGTAGTTTCATAATAAGTAAAACCATTTATTCTTGCTTCTTCACTTTTCCAATAATCAATATTTTCATTAGCTAACTCTTCTCCATATTTAGTATCAGTTATAAACTTGCTCATTTCATTAAGTGTAATTGGAGTAGTAAGAATTGGAGTAAGTTTATAAAGATAAGAAACCATATATTGAATTAAATCAATATATTGTTCATCATTTAATTTAACATTTAATTTTTGTTCAATATTATCAATTATTTGTGCAACGTCTTCACGTTCCATAGTAAATAATTGACTATTTATTTTAATAGATGGAATAGTCGCATATTGCATAAATGCAGCTAAATATGGATAAACACTATTTTCAATATTTATATTTTCATCAATAATATTAGGATATAAAGCATCAACAAAAGTTTTATCTTTTACATATAAAGTAGAACCTACTAAATCTCTATTGGAAGTATATTTTTTAGCATCTTGTAGTATACGACGAGTACTTCTAATAGTTTGTTTTGCTCCAAATTTATCTGGTTTAGTAACTTGAAGAATTTTTTCAATATTATTAGAAGTAATTTTTAATTTATTAAATTGAATAATAATATATAAATCAAATAAAAAATCATCTTTTACAGAAAATCTATTTAATAAATCTTCTTGATTTAAATTTACGTTTACATTATTTGTTAAATGTAAATAATCAATATTCAAATCGATACCAAATCTATTTTTAAATTCTTCTCCATATAATTTATCTAATTCTCCAAATATATCATTAGTAGAAATAAAATCAGTAATTTCTTTGCCATTTATTTTTATATTATGTTTTTTAGCAAGTTCAGCAATAGCAATTTTTATAGGACTTTTATTTCCAATATTAGAAAATATAGAATTAGTTTTAAAATAAGCATTAACTATTTCTGTTATTGCTGGTTGTTGCAAAAACGCAATTGCAGTAGTATAATCAGAACCTATATCTAATAAAGTTTTAAATACACCAAATGTATATTCATTCTCATTATATACAGTACCAGATTTAATAGCGTCAAGAATATGCGCAGTAGTTTGAGAACCATATGTTGTAAGTAACTGACCTACAATATTTTTATTATTAACAGTATTTCCTATACTATCATGTTCAACAATTATATATTTACCATCTTTACTTAATTTAGCATTAGGCCAAGACTTTTTAATTTCATTAAAATTATAAGTTTCATTATTTGGATATTTTATTGTAATACTGTGTTTTTTAGATAGTTTAGTTTTAGCATAATTACATATACTTACAAAAGTATCTCTATTTACAGATGCGGCTTTAAGGCGAGCACCAGACATAGCGTTCTCCATAGAATCTAATTGGTCAAATAAATTATATGTAGAACGACTGGCAACAGCATCTGAACTTTCTATAAGTTCTTCATAATGTTCACGAAGTTTATCAATATTATTTTTAGCATCTTCTAAAGCTCTAAAATTACTTTGAGAATAATTTTCTTCTTTAGCGCTTTGAGATTTAAAAATATTAATAATACAATCTAAAATTAAATTATTTCTTGCTTCACGAGTATTTTGATCTTCAATACTTAATTTTTTAAATTCATCTAAAGTAATTTTACTATCTTTTATAGCTTTATAAATATTATATCTATATTGAATATCAGCATCTGTATTTCCATCATTATAATTTATTTTATGCACTAAATTATCATTTGGATCAAAATACATTTCATAACAAATTCCATAAACACTATCAACATCAAAATCTGAACCTGTTTGCGGAACCCATTCATCTGGAACTACAATAGTAGAACCTTGAGAATCATCAAGAAAACCAACCACTTTAAGAACTGCAATAGATTGTTTACCTTCAGCAGGCATACGATAACCTAAATGCAAATCAAGCCCTTCTTTGCTTATTTGGTCTAATTGTTCTTGAGTAAGATTTTTAGGAAGTAACTTACTCCAACGAGGAAGCATAACTTCTATATAAGCTTCTTGTTTAACAGAAAGTATTTTATTATTTATAAATTCATAATGATCGTTAACTTTTTTAGCATAACCGTCTTTTACTAAAGATTTCCAAACTCTATTAGCATCTTCTGTTCTACTTGAATTACTTGCGCTTACTAAAGTTTTACCTTGTTTTCCTAATTCAACAGCTATTTGATAATAAAACGCTTTACCATAACCTTTGCCTCTAAATTCTTCGTCAATAGTAACTGCCTGTCCAATAGAAGCAAGAGAAACTTTATTTTCATCTAAATCTTTTTTTCTCCAAGATTTAGCAGATTTAGTATTAAAATCATAATAAGCATCTATATAAAATTCTCCAATAGCATTACCGTTTTCATCACGACCTATAAATACAGCACCCATTCCATTTGCATCAGCTGTATCTGGAGTATAAGTTAATTCTATTTTAACATTTTTATAAGGATTTTCTACTTCATTATATACAGTAGGATGATATTCTAATTTTTTATTAAATCCAACATTAGTAATTTGCACAGCATGCCATCCAGGTAATTTTTGTCTTGTAATAGAATTATTAAATATAGATTGAGCGATACTTTGTAATTTAATAGAAGCATAATTCATAAAATTAGGCATACGTGGAATATGCGTAACAGGATCAGGTGTTACATAATCTAAAAAATTACTATCTAAATTTAATCGTTTAGCTTCTTCTTGTGCTCTTTTATAAAAAGAATTAAAATCAATTAAATCTCCAGAATTATTCTTATTTACAATATTTCCATTTTTATCAACTTTCAAGTTTAAATTATTAAGTAATTCATTAAAACTATCTTCAATATTTTTACAATATGCCTTGAATAAAGTATTAACATATTTAGCAGTTTCTTCAGTAGTATTATCTATAATCTTTTTAAATAATTGAACTGCAACTTTATTACTTGCATCTACTATATGTTGAGGAACATCTTGTTGTTTATATAAATATCTATAATAATATGTTCCTATTACATTGCCTTCATTAAGTTTATCTTTAAAAACTGTTAAATTATCCTCTGTTACATTACCCTCATTATCCCAAAATGTTAATACATCTTTTTTAGCAGCTTTATCAGTTTCTTTAGTATTTACTTGATCAATACCATATTCAGTCATTAATTCATATAATTGATACAAACTACTATCTTTAGGTAAAAGTTTAGGAATTAATACAAATTCGGCATTTTTAATTTGTCGAGGATAATAAGTTTCAGTAGTAGCATCATAAGCATGATCAAAATAAAAGTTTTTCTGTACTTGAATTTTAGCATTAATTCTATCCAAATCAATATCTTTTACATCTATATTTGGATCTAATAATTGAGTAATTAAATCGGCATATTCATAATAAGTGCCGTCAGCAACTCTACGTCTAATAAATTCTTCAAATGTTATATAAGATTGAGCATCATTAGTAATAATACCTTCTTTATATCCTCGTGCTATAAATTCAGCTCTATCTTCAATATTCTTTCTTTCTTTATCAGTTAATTCTTTATTTCCATATTCTTTTTCAAATATGTTAATAAGTTCTTTTTTAATAGCTACATATCTATTAGAGCCTCTAACAGTATTATTAATCGTAATAGCTTTAAATCCATTTCTAATAGGAATAGTAATATTATCAGTGCTTATTCCTTTACGGGGGATGGACAATTGATTTATTGTTTTTAATTCACCATTATAATCATCTAAAAGATCATATCCAGTATATGCTTTTCCTTGAGCTTGAACTTCTTTAGCTCGTTTAAGAAAATCTTGATAACTTTTATAAAATTTACTATCACCTTCAAATATGTTATCAAAAGCTATTGTGTTAATAGTATAATTTATAGCAAATTCTTTTATTTGATCTATATTATATCTATCTCCAATAGCTTCTGTATATTGACTAATTCTTTTTTCTATTTCTTTACTATAATTAATAAGCCATTCTTCAATAATATTTTCAATAGTTTGTTTAGAACCATCATCCAGATTTAAAGTATAACCATTAGCACCATCAGGAGAATAAATAGTATTCATGAATTTTCCCCCGTAAAGGAAAGGCACTCCAGCTTCTTCATTACTTAATATTTCAGCTGGATTAAATCCATTTACAGGGAATAATCTATTAAATTGAAAAACATTACCGGTTAATTTTCCATTTTTAATAATACTTCCTCTATAATGATAATATTCAAACAAACCATCTGTATTATCTTTAGGAGTAAATATACCATTATTATCAATAGTGCCAACTTTAGTAAGTTGTTTAAAACCTTGTTCTAATTCTCCAAGAACATAATTATAAAATATTCTAAAAATAGGATGTTTTTTATTAACAGATTTTTCATTAAATAAACCAGAAATACTATGTTTAGGAGCTTTTATAATAAAATTCTTTGGAGCGTCAGATGGAGTTCTCATAAAATACCATCCTTTATTAATATCAGCAATTTTATCATCAGTAGTATAAGAAATAAGTTGGCTTATAAGATAGTCTGTTTTAGACATTGTAGAATATAGTGCAGACTTATCAGTTACATAATCTTTAATACCATTAAATAATGTATAATCTAATAATTGTCTTGCATAAGAATTAACAAACGTTTCTCCTTGTTCATTAATATCAAATAATCCCCTACTAATTTTTCTACCTCGTTCATCATATTGATCAAAAAGTATAGGATTATATTTATATTGATCACTTAATGAAACAAATTCTCTTAATTTATTAAGACCAGCATTAAGATCTTCTTCAGTAGAAAAATTGATTTGTTTAAATAAATTAGTAATCCAACTATTTCCAATAAAATCTGTGCCTAAATTTCCATCAGCGTTTCTACTATTCAAATCAACTTTTACAACACTATATTTAACTAATGAATTACTTATACTATATAATGAATTAATAAACGCATCGCTAAATATAGTGTCATCTATCTTAAAAACCGGTCGTTCTTCATCAAAACCTATTCCAGCTTCAATAGCATATTTTTTTCTATTATAATAATCAGCTAAATTTTTATTATTTCTTAAAATTTCTTGTTCATATTTATCTTTAGATTTTTTAGCTTCATTTAAGAAACCATCAAATATACTAATAAATTTTGTATAATTATCTATTTTATTTCCATCATTAATATATTTATCTATAGCAGAAACTTCTGCATTAGGAAAATATTTAAGATAAATATTTAAAAACTTATTATGAAGATTTAATAAAATATCATTTTGAGCATTACTTCCAGTTTCTTCTTTTTTAGCTAAATTAATATAATCATATAATTCTTGAATATTTTCTAAATCTTGAGCAGGATAATTAGTACGAATAGTACCTTTTATAGCATTATAATATTGATAAAATATAGCAGTAATAGGATCAGCAGTTGCATTACTATTACTAAATTCAATACCAGATTCAGAAATACTAATAATAGTTTTATTAACTTTAGGATTAGCTAATTGCCCAAATACATAATTTCTAAATACTATATCGTTCTCCATATCTTCAGCAAGTTTAATTAAACCTGCATAATGAGAAATATTGTTAGCAACATTTCTAATCTCTTCAATTAAAGATTTAGGAGAAGTAAAAGTGCAAAAACTATATATTGCAGATATAGCTTTATTATATCCAATAGGAGTTTCTACTCCTAATTCATTATTAAGATCTAAAGTTTTAGACTCAGCACTTTCTAAATTAGGGATAGTTTCAAAATATAATTTAAGTCTTTGAGAAACAGTATTTAAATAACTACCTCTCGAAGTTAAATCTTCAATATGAGATTTCATCATTTCATCAATACCATCATTTTCTTCATCAACAAAACTAATATCTTCTTCATTATTAGCTTTTTCTGCATTAATAATATCAGATACATTTTTAAATGTTTTAGTTAAAAATGTAATATTACTATTATTAACTACTTCCTCATAAAAAGCTTCTTTATTTTCAAGTAATTTATTTACAAGATTTCCATAATTTTTAGTTTTAATATCTCCATATTTAGCTGCAATATTGCCATAAATAGTATATAATTCTTTAATAGTATTTTCAAAATTTTCTTTATCTTTAATAGCCTTATATTGATTAGCTTTTCTACGAAGATCATTAATTTTTTCAATATATTTTTTACCTGTAGAATTATTCTTAAATTCTTCAGAACTAATCAAAGGATTAATATATTCTGTAACAAATTTAGAACGAATAGTAGTACTACATCTACGCAAAATATCTGCCCTATCTTTACGATTAACATCTTTATTTTTTGCTAAATCGTAATATAAAGCAGATATTATACCAGCAGTATGCCGATAAGCTATATATTTAGCATGAACAGAACTAAAACCGTTTAATTCTGTACCTATACGACTACGACGAAAATTAACAACACTTGGATGTTGTTTTTTATAATATTCATTAAGTAATCGTACACAAGTATTATGAGGAGTATTTTCAATACTACCTCTCCATTTAGAATCTTTTGATGCAAATTCAATAAAATTAGCATCTTCTTTCAAATAAGCAGCTATAATAGCAGCTTTCTTGTCATTACCATTTGCTACACCTTCTACTATAGCAAGTTCTTTAGGATTTAAATTAAGTCCTTTAATTGTACACGGCATAATTTTAAGTTTATTAGTTTCACCAGAATAAACATTAAGATTTTAACCTTATATGTTCAGAAAATTATTATAGGAAACGAGCCGTTTTTAGCCCGTTTCCTATAATTAAAGTTTATTTATATACAGATCATCAGCAAACTATTTTCATCCAGCCATTTTTAACAAAACGAGCCATTAACGGCTTATCTTGCTCATTATAATTATTCAAATATTCATTTACCGATGCCGTTATATTTTCATTACTTTCAATAAGTTTATCAGTAACAGCAAAAACATCATCTTCAAATTCAGTAAAAGTATCAGTTTCAATATCTTCTAATTGATTTTTAGTTATAATATCAGCAGGTTCTTTTTTAGTTTCAATAGTAGTATCTTTTTGTTGTTCAACAGTTTGAATTTCAGCAATAGTGTCATTAAATAAATTTCCAAATAAATTATATTCACGTGCTAATATAGTATTATTTTCTATACTATCAAATTTTATACCAAATATTTTTATTAAAGCATCTATAATACGCTGCCAAAGAGTTTTTGGAGTTTGTTTATCAATAATAGCTTTATCAGAAGTACTTTTAATTTCATTTAAAGCATCAATAAGAGAACGCTGAGTAAGACTTTCAACAAGAAATTCTTCTGCAAATAAAGAATCTCTTTCTTCTTTACTTCTACTATTCCAATATTCTTGAGCAGATTTATCAAGATAATTAAAATAAGTATCAGGATTTAAAATTGTATCAAAAGCTGAAATTAAATGACCATATTTATCAGGATTAGATTTAATAGCTAATTTGGCTTCATTATAAATATCTAATATTTCATTAACATATTCTTGTTTACGTTCTCCAACTTGTTTATTAAGTATTTGATGAAGTCTTTCGTGAATAAGAATACGCATAGCTTCATATTTATCTTTATTTACAGCAGTAACAAAATGTTTAAATAAAAGAATACTATTTTTATTAGTTTGTGCTTTAGCTTTAGTATTTCTTTTACTATATCTAACTTCTTTTGGGAGCAAATCTAAATCTTCTGCAATATTAATAATACTTTCATCAATTCCTACTTTTTCTGCAATAGATCTTCCAGAATAAACAGTTTTAGAACTATCTCCATCAAAAATATCATCAAAAGTAAGTAATCGATCGCGTTGTTCTTCCTTTACGGGCGTGCTCCTTTCAGCTTTAATAAAAAATCCTTTTTTATTTACTTCAAAATAATGGCCAAATTTATCAACATCTTGATTAGTATTAAACGCATTATTTTTAAGTATAAATTCAGTAAAATTATTATAAACAAATTCTTTTCCATTAAGAGTAAGAACTAACTTACCATTTCTTTTAGAAAGATATTTATTAATTTTACTATTAATAACATCTTGATTTCTTATAGCAACAAAACTTTTAAAATATTGAGTGTTACTTAATATTTCCTCAACAATATCATCAATAATTCTTTCATTTCCCTCCACTTTAGATATAATCTTACCAGGAGAAGAACTATTCCCGTTCTTATAATATCTAATAGCAGTACTCTCTTCATTACTGTCTTTTTTATATCTATAAGCAACTAATGTATAATTATCTTTTCTTCCTTTAAAAGCTAAAGCCGTAATATCTCCAATAGAAGCTACGCTATAGCCTTTAAATAAATTATTAAATCCTCTATTATTTCCTCCAAATAAAGAAGCTAATTTATCTGTAAATTCATCAAAATTACCTCCAGATAATCTTTCTTTAATAATATTTTTAAGTTCTTCTTTAAGATCATTATATATTTGATTAGACTTATCTACTTTATTTTCTTCAGTAAATAAAGCATAAGCTGGACTTCCATCATTATCTTGAATTAATAATCCCATAGTTTTTATAGTCATACCTCTTGATGGATAAGTAGCTTTAGATCCTTCAATATTAACAGTACCACTATTCATAACAGCTATTACAGGATTATTCTCATAAGTAAATTTTAAAGCAGGAGAATTAATAGGCAAAGATTGCTGAGAAGTAATAGGAACTCCTGTAACAGTATCTTCTACAGTTATTTTATAATTTAATCCATTATCTGCAATATCTTTAGTTTGTTGTAAATTAGCATACATAGAAGATAACCATCTTCTATAACTTCTAATCTTTAATTCAGGACTAATATTTATTCTATCATAATTAAGAACAGATAATATTTCATTAGCAATAGTTTTAGCAGCATCAACAACTTTATAAGTATCAACTCCTATATATCCATCATTTATTAATTTTTTAATTATAGGATGATTTATAATAATTTTAGCACCATCAATATTACTTATAGGAGTACCTTTACTATTAATAAATTCAAAAGGTTTTTTAGATTGTTCAGAAATAGAATCATAAAGATTATCAGTTTCTTGTTCAGCTAAACTTTCATTAATTATAGCGCCAGCCTCAATATTAGACTCATAAATATTTAATATATTAAGTAAATCTTGAACATCTTCAGACTGTTCTATTAATTTAATAAATAATTCATCAAAATAAGGACTACTATAAGTAGAGCCGTTTTTAGTAATATTATATCTAAAACCTTTTTCTTTAGGCATATATACTGTATTACCATCAGAACTCGTAGTAGGAATAATAGAATATCCAATTTCAACACCGTCTTTTTTAAAGAATAATAATTTACCATTACGTTCAATATCTAATTTATCTCCAGGTTTAAGACTATAGTATATTTCTCTTGCTTTACTATCAGTTCTAACTTTATTAGCAACAGCTGTTCTTAATCTTTGATTAACAATTTCATATTCTCTTTTTGCATATTGTACTTGTTGTAAAAAATAATTAGCTCTTTCTAAAGCATTAGTAAAAGATTTATTAGTAATATAATTATCTTTTACTAATCTAATATTTTTAAATATATATTTATTATATTCTTTATTAGAAGTATGATTAATTATATAATCATACATGTTAATATAAATTAATTTTGCTTGTTCATAACCAATATCTTTATTATTAATTAAATAATCAAATAATTGAACAATATCTATAAGAGTACTACCATTTTTATTTGGCTTAATATTTACAGATTTTATATATTCATCTAAAAATTTATCAATAGTATCATTAAGTTTAGATATAGGAATAGCTGAACTAATAGCGTTTTTAGTAACATCAATGTTATCAATTATTTGAGCTGCAAGATTAGGAAGTCCCTTAGCATGTAATCTATTATTAATATGTTTTATAGCTATTTTTAAACCTTTAATAGCTCCACTTTTAATAAGATCTTTATTATAACCTTCTAACTCAAGTTTATCTTCTATTTGAGAAAGAAGAGTTTTAGCGTTATCGTTATTAAAATTTTCTCCATCAAGTCCTTTATATAAATCTTTATTATTTCTATACATCTGAAGAGCAAACAAAGAAGCACTTGATGTAACATCAGTTTCTCCTAATTCATCATTACTTGGAATATTTATGGCTTCTCTAATTCTAATAGCATCTTGTAAAGCTAATGCTTCAGCTGGATTTTGTTCTTTCTCAAAACCTACTACTGTTCTATCTTCAATTAAATCAGGAATAATAGGATTAGTACTTTCGGTTGGAGCTTTTACCTGTTCCCCCGTAGAGGAAGGCTCACCTGTGGCTTTTTGTACATCATTAATAATTTTAGTAGTTTCATTATTATTATCAATAATTTCTTTTTCAGTTGGAATAGGATGTTTTTCTAATATTTCTTCTCGTTCTTTATTAACAGTTTCATTGTCATTATTATTATTTTTTATAGATTCTATTTTGTTAATAGCTTCATCTCTTACTTCTTTGAGTAAATAATAATATTCAAGATCATTACTTGCTCCAAGATTTAAAATTTCAATATCTTTTTCTAATTCTGGAACTTTTTTAGCAAGAACATCATTAAACGCTTTAGTAGGATCAGCAGCAGTTTCTATATAATGGCCTATATTAGTAAAAGCGTCATTAAGAGCTTTAGAAACAGTTTGATCTACTACTCTATTAATTTGGTTATATCTTTCTTGTAATTGTTGTTTAGTAGTAGGAATAGATTTTCTAATATCATCAGTTTGATAAGATAAAACTGTTTTATTTCCTATAAATTTAGAAATAGCATCTGGCACATTTGAAAAATCGTTATTATAATAATCATTATCTACATTATTTAATAACCAATTTTCATCAGCATTTATAATAATATTTCCAGAGTCTTTAGTTTTTAATTCTGCAACAATAGTATTTTTATTTAATCTATCAACAATATTTTGTTTCTTTTCTTTTAATTCTTTTATTAATTGATTCTTTACAATATCATCAGTATCTTTAAGTTTATATATATCATCAATACGTTTATTAATTTCAACTAATTGTTGTATTCCAAATTGATATTCATCAATAGCTTCATATCTATTAAATTCTCCATTAGGATCTAATTTAGTAATATCTGTATCTATTCTATTAATAGCTTGATTAATTAAATCTAAATTAAAATATTTTTTAACATTTTCTCTTGCAATATTTCTAATTATTTGATCGTTATCTCCATCAATAGAATGAATTCCTTTATATATTTCATTTTGATATAATTCAATAGTATTATTCATTTTATTAACTAATTCTTGAGTAAAATTAGTTTTATTTTTAGCAATATTTATATTAGCTGCATCAAAAAATTTATTAAATTCTGGATTAGTAATATATTCTTGTAATAATTCAATATTTCCTGCATCAGCTGCATTTAATACCATATCTACTACAAATTCATTTGCTAATCTATCGTATATAATATCAGCTTCATCTTGAGTTATATTTTCATAATCAGAAATAGTTCCATTTTCCGTAATAGGCTTAAATGGATTTTTTCCTTCATTGAGTAAAGATAATTGCTCAAGATAATCATTAATTTTAGCTCTACGACCAAGAATTTCAGCTTCTCTAATTTTTTCAAAAGTTAATTGACTACGATTATAATCTTCAGGAGACATATGTTTTTTATTAATCTTTCCCTGAATTTTATTTTGAAGATTTCCTAAACCTCTACCAGCAGCTTGAAAACCTACTCCTCCAAGATAACCCCAAACAGCTTGCTCCCATATTTTAGGATCAGATAAATAAGAACTTAAATCTCTTGGTCTATAAGTAGGATCAAATATAAGTTCTGCAACTTCTTTTCCTTTTTCAATTTGAACACCTTGATAACCTTCTTCAAAACTTTCAGATAAATTTTCTGCAAGAAAAGTAGAATTGCCTTGTAATAATCTTTTAATTAAAGATTGTTGTTTAATATCTATATTAGCTGCATCGGCATTTAATTTATTAGCAGCTTGTTTATTTATATATTTTAATTTAGCTGTGGGTTTAAGTTTAAAAGCTCCTTTCCATAAACTACTAATAGCTTTAAATTGAATAACATCCATTAATAACATAGCATAGTCATAAAAAAATGTTTCTCCAGCAGAATCACTTGCAATTTTTTTAGCTATTTCATCATTACTTAAACCAACAAATTCAGGATTATTTTTAAAAAATTCTTCTCTTTGTATATCATTAAAATTTTGTAATCTTTCTATGGAAGTATCATAAATATCTTTATAAACTTCACGAGCTTCCATATAATTTTCCATAGTTCTACTTAATACAGCTGTTGCACCAAGATCTAAAACAGTATTAATACTTTTAGCAGTTCTTGCAGGATTAGAAGTTAGATGACTTTTTTCAGCAATTTTACCTATACCATAAATTCCTTTATTGTATAATTTTCCAATAGTTTTAGTTCCTTTACCTATTTTTCCAAGAGTTTTAATTCCTTTTACAACACCTGTGGATGGAACAAGCATAGATAATGTAGATGCAACACTTATAGCATTATTAGCCCACCATCCAAAATCTCCAATATCAAATGATTTTCCAGGATTTTCTTGATATATAGCGAAGCGCTCTCTAATAGAATCTTGAGCTTTTTCAAGTGCTGTACTTACTGCATTAGTATAATCATTATAACCGTCATTAGCTATAAGATTATAAACAGCATCATACATATTAGAAAATCCAGAAAGCGTTCCAAGAATAAATTCGTTTGCAACAGCTTGTGTAACAGCGCGACCTGTTTGTTCAATCCAACTTTGATTTTTAGCTCTTTGTTTTTCAGCTTCTTCTCTTGTAGTATAAGCATTTAAATAAACATCATAATCAGCAAAATTTTCATAATCTTCTTTACTAACAGAAAATCGAGGGAGATTCTCAATTTGTTTATTAACAGCTGAAAAACCATAAGGATCTTGAAAAGGAGAAGGTTTATTATCAGTATTTCCGAAACCAGAAAAAGGAGAAGGTTTATTACCCTCTCCTTTCATTATTCTATTCATTTCTTCACGTGTAAGTTTCATAATTTTTCTATATACTCATTAGTAAACATTATTGCTGTTTCTGGATCAAAACCTTTAATTATAAGAGAATTATAATAAGCTTGCCCTATTGCTTCTTTATCATTTTCTGTATATTCACCGTTGCGTACTTTATTTTCTACAACACTCCACAATGCAAGTTTTTCAACATCTTGAAGAGAAATATCTTCTTTTATCGTTCTTAAATCTTCATCTTGTAATATAAATTTACCGGTATGTTTATCTTTAACAACAATATCTGTACTATATGGAGTATCATAAGAAAACGCTTGATAAGCATATGTAACATTATCTAATAATAATTTTGCTTGAGTGCTTATACTATTATTAACAGCATCAATAGATGGATCATTTAGTCCTTCTTTTAATATATATTCTTTAACATCACTGTCATCTGTAACAGTAGTTTTAATTTTCCATCCCATAGTAGGAACATATGTTAATTGATGCTTTATATTACTATCCTTATAAGTTGGAATTTTAATACGAGCATCTTCTATTTCGTCAGAAGTCATATCTCTTAATGTTCCATTTTTATCAACTACTAAATAATCACCTGAAATCATAAGTTGAGGATTGGCTTTAAATATATTAGTATATCTTTTTACAATATCATCTCTACGATCTTTTTCAAGTTTAGCATCAGCAGGATTACTAATAGTTTGATATAATTGATCTCTCATATAATGTTCAGGATTTGTATGAGAAGAAACTGAAGTATCAACAACAACTTCATCACCAACTGGAAGAATATCTTCTTGTAATTTATTAGCTTGTTTTATTATATCAGTATAAAGATAATCAGCTTGAGATATAAGTAATCCTCTATTTGGATTATTAAAATGAACTTCAAGAGGGACAATATTTCCATTTTCGTCTACTCGTCTAATTGAAGTATATTTTTCTCTTCTTAATCTTCCTCCAAAAACTCTACTATCTAAATTTGTAGCTTTTGCAGCTTGAACAAATTTATAAGTTCCATCTTTATGATCTGAAGAAAGAACTAATCTTATATCTCCATTTTCAGTATTATATTGTTTAATTTCATAAGTATCCCATAAATCTCCAATATTTCGTTTAAAAGTATCTAAATCTCTTTGATTTTTTAATGTTATAGCTATGCCAGCAGAATTATCTCCGAATAATCTATCAGTAATATTAGCAAAACTTTGTTTCCATTCTTTCATAGTATCAGTATCGTCTGGTGATATATCATCAATAATTCCACTATTTACTTGTGATATAAAATTAAAAGCATCTATTTTATTTGGATCATTTACATCTCCAATAACATTATTAATAGTAGCTCTATATGGTAAAGTAGCTCTTTTAAAATTATCAAATTCTCTCATAACATCTATAGCTACTTCACCAGAAATATTATTATTTTTTGCCCAAGTACTTAAAGCATCTGGAGTAGTATATAAATTAAATTCAGGAATATTTACATTAGGATATTTTTCATTTAATTTTTCAGTATAAGTGCTTCCAATAGTTCTAACTCCAGTTAAAACTTCTAATCCAGGATCGATTTTAACTTGAGCTCTTGGGCCCTTTTCAACAATAGTATTAGCTAAAAAATTATTTATTTGTTGATTATTTCCACTATTATTTGCTTTAGCTGTTACTTTAGCTTTAGCGATTTCATTTATCATAGAATCATTATAAGCGGTAGAAGTATATATTCGTCTATATTGTTTAGCTCTAATAAATGGATCTATTTTATCATTTACATATTGATCAAAAGATTTAGTATATCCTTTTGGATCAATTACATCATTTGCAATATTAGGATTTTGGCTATGATACCATTTATCAATTTTATAATCCTGTTCTAAACTTGCTCTAATTGCAGGATTTGCTTTAATTGCAGCATCTACAGCAGCTCTAATTTTTTCTGGAGGAAGAATCTCATATTTTCCAGTTATTGAATTATATCTTGCCATAGTACTATTTTCTGTATAAGTATTAGATACTTTACCTGTAGAAATATCTATAAAAGTAGTATTTTCATATCCTCCAGCATCAGGAGAAACATATTTAAGAGCTTCATTATATATTTTATTCATATCTATACTTGACACAGGTCTTTCATTAGGCTCCCATTTAGTACCTCCAATTACTTGTCCTTTATCATTATAAATATCATTATATCTATATTTAGTATTTGCTCTATAATAATTTTTATGATATTCAGATAAATCTTGTCGCTCATTAATATTATTTAAATATGCAGTATAATCTTGTTGTGCTCTAATACGACCTATTAAACCTGGATCAGAAGTAATATCACCTTGAGCTTTTACTAAATCATCATAAGCCCCAGCAGCATTTCCATAATTTAAATTATTATCAAGAGTATTCCTAATTTGTTGAATTTTATTTTGCCTCCATTCATCTTCAGCTTCATTAAGAGGAAGCTGAGCCATTGCAGTTTGAAGTTGAGAAGCAAGTTGCATACTTTTTTGATGGCCTTGTTCAAGTTCTCTATAAGTATTAGCAACAGTTTCTAAATTAATAGGAGATACTCGTTGTCTTATAATAGGATTAAAACCTTTCATAATATTATAAATTAATTTTTCTTATTTTTAATCCTTTTACCATTTCTAATCAAATAACTAAAATCTACACCTAAATCTTTTAATATTTCAGCAGTTACATTAGGATTTGCAGCAGCAATTGTAGATAAAGTATTATTAATATTTTTTCTTTGTTCAATTCCACCAATAATATCTTGTACTGTTGTAGTTAAACCTCTAATTAAATCAGAAGTATTTTCAGCATGTTTTTCTAATAACATATTATCAAAATTACTTTTACCTTCTCTCCACCTATTATACATTTCAACATTACGAGCTGCAACATTTTGTTGATTCATATTATCTTGATTTAATAATTGGGTTTCAGCATTTTCTTTAGTAGCATAAAGATTATTAGTTTGTAATAAAGCATTAGTGCGAGCTATTCCTTTACGGGCGAGAGCCACACGAGAACTTGCAGTATTTGCATCAATATCTCTATTAGTTGCTTTTAGATATTCTCTAATTTTATCTAATTGAGGATTAATATTAAATCGAGTTTTAAGTTTTCTTGCTTGAATAGGAAGAGGTGCAGAACTATATTTCATTTTATTTAAAGCGCGTTTATTACTATTATAATTAGTAATAGAACCTATAGTATTTGTAACTCCTCCTATAAGATCTCCAATAGTAAATTCATTAAAATGGCCAGCGGCTTGACTAAATTTGCTATTAGCAGATTTTGGAATATTATTTAATTTTTTAAGTTTTAAAGCATCAGTAGTTCCAGCGGCATTAGTTAATTGTTTATATACATTATTAGGAGATAATCGAGGATTAGTTATGCTTGCTTCTTCTATTATACCTCTATATTTAGGAGTATTAACATAATCAACATCTTCATTAATTCCCATTAGAGCTTTTTGTCTTTCCCCCGTAAAGGAAGATGCAGGGACTAATTTCTTTTTACCTCCAACATTAAGTTCTACAAATATGTTTTTTTTAGTTTGTCCACCCATACGTTTAAATCCTGGAAATTTTGATTTATATTCATTACTAAATTTAAGTCCATCTTCTATTGAATTAATATGAATAGTATCTCGTCTTTCAATTGCTCTATTCATACCATCAAAATCAGATTGTTTATTTACAGGATTAGTCATATCTATTAATCCTCCTTTTCCATCATCTTGTACTTCATTATATAAAAATACTTGCCCATTTTCATCAGTACCTATTGCTACTTTATTAGTAGAAATATAATTAGGATTTTGCCAATCTTTAATAAATTTTCTATTAGGATTACGCATTCTAACAAAATCTGGAGTATTCTTTTTATTTATTCTATCATATATATAATCTATACTATGTTTATTTTTTTTACCACCATTTTGATATTTTTTACTTCCATCATCATTATAATTATTTCTGTTCTTAAATTCTTCTTGTTCCTTAAATACTTTATTAGCATTTTCACCATTAATTATTTTTTCAGCAGGACTTTTACCATTAAGCATAGGAACTGCACTAAAAACTTTAATAGAGTTTTTAGAGGTGTGAACTACTTCACCACCTTCAACTTCAAGGCCATTCTTATCATCAGCACCTAAATCAATACCTCCTTGTTCGTGCTTTCTGCCTTGCATATAATAAAAGTTATTACCGAGAGGAATAGCTGTTCCTCCACGAACAACTTTAGGTTTTAAAATATATTTCTTCATATAATATTATAGTTAATGAATAAATTTTTAGGCTGTTTAATTTAATGTATTTCAATTTAGATATATTTTATTATTTTCAATATTCAATCAATATAACAGCCTAAAAATAGTATTTATTTGCGTTTTATGCGTTTTTTGCCTCCACAACGTAAAGCATTCGAGCGATCTACAAATTGATTATTTTGTTGTTGAGTAGTAGGATTAGGAACAGTATTAGCAGTAGTATTAACATTATTATTAATATCGTTATTATTAGTATTATTCATATAATTAGGAGTTTTTATTTCAACTTTAGGTCCAGTAGTACTAAATCCATCAGCTTTTTTTACTTGTTTAGGGGCAGAATTTGGAGCAAATAAAGAATTAGCTAATCCTCCGATTCCAGACATAGCATCTCCAATTTCTCCACCAACTCCATTTTGCCCAATTAAAGAACCCATTTTAGCTTTCTTTTGACCACCGCATTTAAATATACGATTAGATTTAGTTTTATTAGATTTAATTCTATCATTAAATTTTTTATCTCCTCCCATTTTTAAAGTAACTTTTTTATTATATTCATCTACATAATCTTGATCAGCTACACTTGCAGTAAGAGCTTGAGCTTGGGCTTTAGCATCATTTTGATTTTGTTCAATTTGTTGCTGTCTCAATTTTTCTCTTTCAGCTTTACGTCTTTTAGCTGCACCAATAGCCGAACCTGCAATACTTGCAACTCCTCCAATTAAAGCGCCAAGAAAAGCTTTTTTTCTATTATCAGTTTTAATTACTTTTTTCATAACTTTCTTTGTTTAGAAACACTACCATTTAAATTTTCAAATTCAATACAAACTTTATCTTTATTATCAAATGTAAATTTAATAACTATATAATTTCCATAAATACGAGTAAGTTTATCAGAACCGCTACCATTATAAGTAGAAATTTTATTTCTAAAATAATTAAAATTCCAATTACCTAATTCAAACCAAGGTTTAGAATATCTATTAAATTTATTAGTAGTATCTATATTAATATCTATTTCTCCAGTATTTGTAAATTCACTAAATATTTCTAATATATCTCCAGCATAAGGCTGCATACCTTCCTTTACGGGGGATATACTAACAAGACTATTTGATTTACTTACTTTACGAACATTATATTTAATAAATTCTAAAAATTTTATAGCATCATAATCTTCATTAAGAATAATACTTATAGAAGATGGATAAGTTTTAGAAATACTTAAACTTTCATAAGTACCATAACTTTTAGTATCAGTAAAATTATATATAGTATTATATAAATCATTTCCACTTACTAAATATAATTTAGATTTAGTATTATAACCTTGAATAAAATTATAATCGTGAAAACTAATAAAATTACCTAATTCATAATTATAGCTTAAAGTTTTAACAGTATTATTAGATAACTTTAAACTAATTAATAAACGTTTATTAAATTTATCATTACCAAATCTAACATTAGTGGGTTTATTATCTTGTAAATATAAATAAATATCTTGATCTATTAAAGATAATTGGCCATTATCAAATTTATAAAATCTGGTAAAATCATTATTATAAAATATATAACCAAATTGATCTACAATAAAAGCTAAATCATCTTGTAATCCTCCAAATCCTAAATCAGAAGTAAATACTTCTACATAATTAGTATCAAAAGCATCAGGCTGCAATAATTGTAAACTTTTATCTTTAGTTTGTAATGTAGCATCACCATTAAACATAAATAAACTATGTTCAGTATGAGCTAATAAATAAACACCAATACCCACTAAATTAGTAATAATACCTTTATTCTCATTAATGTTTTTATAACCTTCAGTAGGAAATTGCCTCCAAGCATTTACAGCACTTTCATCTTGAATAACATTACTTCTTCTAACAGTCTTATCAAATTGAGTAATATTTAATATATCATCTCTATAATTGTTATAAACAGTAGGGATAAAGTCATCTTGAGATCCTTGAGAATTACTAAATAAATCAATAGAATTTTTTGGTTCTATAATTAAACCTGGCCAATATCCTTTAGCATCAGCGTCTTGCTCATCAGGTTTTATTATAGAGAATATAACATTCTGAGGATTATTATTAAAATATTTACTTTCGTAATAATATGTATCTATAACAGGAAACTGAATATAATTTAAAAATGGAATATTTAAATGAAAAATTTTTTCTGAAGTTTCATCAAGTACAGATAATCCTATATTTTTATCCGAATTATCAGGAATACTTTTATTTACTTTTCCACGAGTATTATATAAATTATTATTTTCAGAATTAAATGTAATCCCATTTCCATTATATACAATTACACCATCATAAGTATATACTCCGTTAAAGCCATCGTTTATGTCAGTATTTATAGTACCAGATCCATAAATTATATTACCTATTCTAATAAGAGTTTTTTCTTTATTTACATATAATTTATTATGATAATTATAAAGACTTGCAATATATGTATTTACTCTATATTTATCATCAGAAATAAATAAACTTTTTATATTTTTTAATTTAATAGCTGTACTTAATCCTCCTCTATCGTCTTTAACAGAATCAGCTACTACTAATTTATAATTATCAATAGGATATATTTTATCTTGTATAGCAGTATAACTAATTAAAGATTTATTTAAATCATAAGCATAATTTATAGAACTGTTTCTATAAAGAATATCAGATTTACTTATTTCTGCGATAAATCCATTATTTCCTTCAGTAGTAACAGTTATATTTCCACTATCATTATGTTTGCAATATTTAGTACTTTTAGCTTTTATTCTTATAAAATTATAATCAGTAGATAAACTATCTTTAATATCAAATGTACTACTATATAAATACATATCAGAGCTTACTTTATTATTTTCATAATTTTTAAAAGTAGCTCCTTCCCCAATATTATATTCGATTGCGCTAATTTCTCTCGCATCTTTATTAGTAAGAAAACCTGTTACTTTTTTAGTAGACTCAAATTTTTCATAACTAATAAAATAACCTATATAATCTTCTGGTATTTTAACTGTAACTCGTAATCCGTATTTATAATTCACTATTCCTTCATAAGTAGAATAATATTCTTCTTCAGGTATTTTAAATAATCTTTCGTTGTTTTCATTAATATACACTCCAAAATTACCAGTAGTGGCTCCGTTTACATTTCCGCTATTAAATATATTAGCTATTTTTATATCATCATATTTAGTAATATTATCTGCAAATAAATCTCCATATAATGATAATAAATAGTTTTTTATATCACTTTTAGAAGCAGAAGAACCAGAACTGATTAATTTATTATTAAATTTATTAATATTATATATATTTAAATTTCCACTACTATTTAATACATTTTTAAATTCTTTTAAAGTATATTCTTCATTAACAGCTATATACCCTTCTGTCAAATTTTTAACAGGCAAATATATTTTAATTGGTATAAAATATCCATATCCAGTATTAGTAGTAAGATATGTTTTATTATTTATTCTATATCCATTAGTAGCGTGTCCATATTTATCTATATAATGAATATAAAAACTATACACTTCTCCAGGAATTAATGTAGACTCTTTTAATCTATCATTAAATGAACTAATAGTATCTATACATTTTTTTTGAAAACTAATTATATAATTAGTAGCATCAAATATTTTAAAATTTGTATGATTTCCATTACTATCTACATCAGTTTTAAAACAATATTCTATTGAATCATAAATTTCTTCTCCTATTTTTATTTTACAATATCCAGGAAGAGTAGAACTATCGCTTGGATCTTTCTTTATAGTTATAGAATTTATATCTATAACTTTTTCAGTAGTATTGCCTTCTTTAGTAATTTTTACTATTAAATCAATAGAATTATCTACATTTAATATTTTATTAAAAGGAATACTTTGATTTGTAATATCAGAAATACTATTTATATCTAAAAAATATTGTTTAGGAGTTTTTAATTGTTCTTCACCAGATCGAACATCCTTTCGTTTTTCAGTTAAAGTAACAATTTGTTTTAATGTACTTACAGTATCTTTATTTGTAGATGAAAAAGCAAAATTAGTAGTATTTACTTTTAATGATATAGAAACACTATCTATAATAGATTGATCTATTTTTTTATTTAAAGTCTGTTCTTTATAATTAGATATATATAATCTATTTTTATAATTAATTATATTTTTTACATTATAATAATTATAATACGCAGTAATAAATTCAGTAATACTTCCCTCAGATAAATATTTAGGATTAAATATATAATTAGTATCTGATATATTTATATCATTAGTAATAAAAGCTTTAGTATAAGCTTTACTTGCACAAACAAACCCTAATTGATATTGACTAAAATTATTAAAACTATTAAAATTTAAATTTATAGCAAAAGTAGTATTAGATATTTCTGAATTATTACTAAATCCATCATAGCATCCTGTACCAAATCCGTCCATAGGAACCGCACTATGACCATCTACATCATCTACATTATATAAATCTGTTTCAGCATTATTTCTTCCAGTCCTATATTGATAAAAACAATATCTAAATATTTGTTGTCTATAAATGTCATCAACAAATATAGGATAACCAAAATTATACCATTGTGTATAATCAGTTTTATTTATTTTAAATCTAATATATAAATATGTCCAACCTTTATAACAAGAACCTTTAACATAATAGTGATTTGTAATAGAAGGTAATTTAACTTCTGGAATAATTGAAGAAATAGTATCATTGAATTGACTACTATCTATATTAGTATCATTAAATTTTCCTAAATTAAATATACGTAAAGGTTCATCAGTATTAATATTATATAGAGATACAGCTATTATTAAATCATTATTTACATTATAAGTAAAAGTACCTTTAATTTTACTTATATTATTTAATAAACCTCCATTATATATAATTTTACATTTATTTTCTTTTTCATTATAACGAGCAATAGTGCTTGTTGCTTGTCCACTTGCAAATATTATAATTTCATCATTACATGGTATTATTCCTATTATACTATATCTACTTTCTCCAAATTCATTATTAAGAGTATTATATATAATTTCATTTCGTTTTAAATCTTCTTCATTACTAATTAAAGTTAAATCATTAGTAACCTTTACATTAGTAGCATTAACTAAAGATAATGAATCACAATCTTTAGGATGTTTATTTAAACTTAATTTAGGAGTAATATTCATTAGTTTTTAGGTATAAAAGTAAAATTATAAAAATATGATCTCCAAGCATTAGTATTAGAAATATCTAATTGTTTATCTAATACAATAGAAGTTTTAACTTTAGGTTTTAATGTAATCCAATTTACATAAGGATTTATAGCAGGATTATTACCTTGAAGAGTAAGAACAGGATGTTTATAACCTCTTAATAACATTTTATACATACAATAAGAAGCTATAGCTTCTATAAGATTACCATTATCAGGAATAACAGGCAAATCACATTTAAAATAATCACTATAATAAGTTTCTAATTCAATATTTTCTATAGTAATATTATCAGTATCAAATGATAATTCTATTTTATTATCTCCAATAATAACATAATTTTTATTAGTATTATTTAAATTAGAATTAATATCTTTAACTATATGTCTATCTTCAAATTTAGGTGAATTAGTATATTCAGCTAATTCATTAGGAGCATATTTAGCTGAATTATTAATATTAATACTAACTGTATCAGAAATAGCTTTTTGATTTTCCCCCGTAAAGGAAGAGCAACAACGATTATTCTTACTATCTAATTTATTTATTTTACAACCATTACTATCATAAACAGCAAATCCTTGCTCTGAAATAGGGCAAGGAGATATAGCTATTCTTTCATTAACAGAAAGAGTTCTTTGTTTTTTAATAGTATTAAATACTTTTAATTGAGCCATAGCATCAATAGTCCACGCTGCAACACGAGGTATCCAATCACTATTATCAGGATTGAAATCGTTTTCTATTTTTGCTATTATGCGCTCCAAGTTCGTATTCATATTGACTTTCATTTCTTATAAATTTAACATAATCTTCTGGAAAACGATAAAGAAGAACATTTATTTTCTTATTTAAAGATAAAGGTAAATAATAAATATTATCACGAGTATCGCACATACTTGCTAATTCTTGTTCACTATAATGTTTAATATCTTTTTTAGCATACATAGTACACTCAAAATCAATTTCTTTATTAACAATAATTTTACTATTTATAAAAGTAATTTTATGAATACTTGTTAAATTTTTAAATATTCTATAATCTACTCCATCATATTTTATTCCACGAGCATTATACCAGGCAGCTTCTAATTCATTATATATTTTAACACCTTCTTTAATTAATCTTTCTTTATTTCTTTTAGTCGCCATCCAATCTACAACAGTTTTAGGATTGACATTTTTAAATATACTAACAATTAAATCCCCTGTACCATGAGCATAATTATAGGCATATCCTTGTAAAACACATTTATGAACAGTATAATAATAATCTCTTAAATAACTTAAATATTGTTTATAATTAATATTTTTCTGTTTAGTATATAATTCAAAAGCAATTCTACTATTATAACATTTTTTAAGTACTACGCAATATTTAATTATTTGTAATAAAACAATTCGTTCCTCTCCACTTTCGTATTTTTCTAATAACTTTTTAGCAATATTATATAAATCTTCGGATTTGTTATAAACTTTATTTACCCATTCAGATTCATATTTATCTAAATCAATATTAAAAATATTTTTAATATATTCTTTCTTTTCTGTTAAATACGCATAAGTATTATCTCTAACAGTACAAGAAGTTTCTAAACTTCTTGCAGCTTCTTTAGCATTTATTTTAGATTTTCCAATAAATGTATAAAAATGTTCTTGATTACTAATATCTGGTTTCATATTATATTAACCGTTTAATTTATTAGGAACAGAAATTGTATTATCTTCTCTTGGTATTTCTAAATGAAGTCTTTGAAGAACCATATCTTTAATAGGCCCTATAAGATCTTCGGGTAATAAAAATTCATTATCATCTATAAAAGGATCATTAATATCAATTTTTCCATCAACAGTTTCAGTTTCTATAATATGAGGATATTCAAATATACTTTCAATTACTATTTTATTAATACCTGAAAATTCTGTATTAGGATTTATATAAATATAAATATATTCATTAATATAATCATAAGCAATAGTATTACACATACCAGGAAGATATTTATTAAATCTAACGCTTGCCTCTTTAGTAAAAGGTATTTCATAAACATTAACACTTCCTAATGTTCTAACAGAATGAAAAGGTAAATTAATAGGTAATCTTGTAGGACGAGGTACTTTTTGAGAAGTTCTTTTTATTAAAGGAAGTTTAAGGTCTTTAGCTTCTTCAATATCTCCATCAGGAATATCTATTAAAGTAGCAACAAATTTTTGTTGTAAAACTTTATCAGAAATAGAATGATTATTATAACTTTTTCTAATAAGTTCATTTCTATAATGTATAATTTCTTGCCTAATAGAACGACGAAGAGGAACATTATTTGGAGCTTGCGCAATATGAGCAATCTCTGAAACAAGTTGATTAATAGATGACATAATATAAATATTATTATTAGTAATTCGATTAAATATATAAAAATTATTTGCAATTACTTGCATTTTAATAATATTTTTTTAACAGAAATAATAAAAGCGCCGATACAAATATATCGACGCTTACCAATAATAATAATCATATAATTTTAAATAGCTCTAAAATAATTCCAAACTTTTTCTATACCTGCATCTTCATCTTCAAACCAATTAACAATAGCGCTTTCTATAATTTTATCTTTAATATTCTCTATATTATCTTCTCCAAACCATTCTTTATATAATTCTATATTATCGTGATATTGAGCATTAAGAGCAACATAAACATCCCAAAAAGTAATATTACTATTTATAGATTTAAATTTCTTATCATATAGTTTTCTAACGTCAATTGGAGTAAACATTGGAGAAGTAATTTTATTACCTTTATTATCAGTATGATACATATTATCTACTTGATAAGTTGCATATACTTCATCAAAATGTTTTCCTCTTAGTTCTTCATGAATATCTTTCATTATACACCAAAACATTTTTAATAAACAAATATTTTATTATTATTTTTTATTATTACTACTTTTGACTTTAATATACTTAAACCAAGCATAATGTTTTCTTGTATCAATATAATTTAAATTATCATCATTATTATGAGCTTCTTCTTCTAAAGATATATCATGATAAGCATCATTTTGTTTTTTATGAAATAGTCTAATAATTAAATATTCAAATCCATACCATAAATAAAAGAATACAAATAGCATTTCTATTATTTGTTTAGTATGAATTTTTTCATGATTAATAGTTTTATTACTTAAATCATTACCTTTATAAAAAACTATTCCACAAATATTAATTGCTTTATAATTTCCAAATGGAAACCATTTATTCTTTACTAATATCATTTTGTTTATAGCCAAGATTAAGTTTCATAATAACAGGACGTAAAATCCAACTCCAAATTAAAGGAGCGGCAATAGAGCTATTTATTAATTTAATAATATTTTCATATTCATTAAAATAATAAATACAAAACATTATTATCATTGATATTGTAGTAATTATACGTTTAGCTAATACAGAAACAGGTTTAGGCCCGTTAAGACTATCAAAAATTTTTATTAACCCATATGTAATAATATTGACCATTAAAATATAAACATAGTCAAAATTATCTATAATACTATTAATTATATTTTCTTCCATAACTATTTAGCTTCTAAAGCATCTAATCTGGATTTAATAGAAGAAATGCTACTATCTTGTTCAGAATTTTTAGATTTTATAGATGCAATTTCAGAATTAATAGTATTTATATTATCTTTATTAGTTTCAAAATAATTTATAAATACTCTCTTAATCCATTTTGGAACATCTAATTGAAAAATAGCTTTAATTAAATCTTTCATAATTGTAATTTTTATAAGTTAAACATAATTATTTTAATTTGCTCCACCGCCACTACTTGAATATAATAAAGAATAAAAAGTTTTATATGCTATTATATTGTATACATTATTTTCTACATTTCCATAATATATTATTCCATTAAAAGCACAAGTTATAGAATAATTAGCAGTAATCAAATCACCATTTTGCAATGTTTTAGAAACATTTAATATAGTTAAAGTTTGTTTTATAGAAGAATTATCTTTAACTATTATATTTAGTCTATTTGTATTTTCAACAATATTAATAGTTTGTAATAAATTTGTAGTAAATATATCAATAGGAGTAATATTATTCATTGTTTTATCAATACTAATTTCTTTATTTATTATAGTATTACTAACAGAATTAGTAGTAAATGATTTACTTGCAATAGTATATATTAATTCACTAAGATCTCCATCTTCTTCATAATTTATAAAATGAATTTTAATTCCATCAACAGTAGAAGTTTTAAAATATATAACATTATTAAATATTATTGCAGGAGTATTAATAATTTGATTATGTAATTCATTAGTAATATTTCCAAGTTTTCCTGTAATATCAATAAATAAATCAGATATAGATAAAGAACTTCCAGTATAATTATTTATAGACACAGCATCAAATTTTTTAGTAGATTTATTATATTTAAGTTGTTTATATTGATCAGCACTATAATTACTTATAAAATATATAGCATCTTCTGTTTCTTCTCCTCTACTAAATTCAATAATTTTATTATCTGTTGGTTCATATATAATTTTTCCACTTATTGATATTTTATTTGCTGTGGAATCATCAACTGCATTAGTTATATTATCTTCTTTAACTATAATAGATGTAGGATATATAGAATTTATTAAAGCACTATACCAATCATTAATATTTATTTTATTTCCACCTAATACTTTATAACTTTGATAATTAAATATTTCTTGTAAAGATATAATAAAATCTGTAATTACTTCTCCAGTATCTAAACTAATAATATTAGTAATTACACTATATTTTCTAAAAGATGTTAAAGACATTTCAGTATCAGAATATAGACTACATACTCCATAATATATTACATTATTAATATTATATACAGAAGAAAATGATTTATTTTTTTTATTTTTTAAATCATATTTTTGTATTTGAGCAAGTCTTGCTTCATTTGTATTAGTAGTAAAATATAAAACATTAAGATTTTCTTGTATATTTTGTTTTTCATTATCAGTTAAAGATAAATTAGCCTTATATAAACAAGTTTTACCAATATTATAAGTATTCATAATTTGTACACTACCAGTAGATTTATTTAAAGCATAATAATTTAAAATACCATTACTATCATAGCCAGTAAATCTAATACTATTAGTATCAGATAAATCTACTTGTGTATAAATAATATTATTATAACTAATATGAGCAGTAGTTACATTAGGGATAATTTTATTAGTTTCTAATTTATTATTATTAGTATTACTTGTAATAAATAAAGTAGCATTATTATTTATTAAAGTAATATTATCATCAGTAATATTATAAGTTTGAATACATCCTTTATTTTCTATATCAATATTTATACTAATATTTGTACTTACTGTTGTAAAATCTCTTGTTAATATTTTGCAATAATAAGATTTGTTATTAGTATCTACTATTCTTAATAACATATTAGCACTATTATTATTACTTAATAATTTAGCTTTTAAAGTAGAAATTCCATCAGTAGCGGTACTTAAATCATAATTATTAGTTAATCCACTTAAATTAATAATGGATAATTTATTTTCAATAACATTTAATCTATCATTAAAATTTTTATCTAAATCTACAAAACTATTACCACTCCATCTGTAACTATGATTATTGTCTTCATTTATATAAATTTTTCCATCTTCAGGATCAATAATTTCCCAATCATTTTGAGAAGTATTAGCATTAGTAATTACTATTTTATTATATAAAGAATCAGAAGTAGGACTATTTACAATAAAACTTTTATTAGTATAATTAGCTTTTCCTATATTATTAACTAATTCTGTTTTAGTAACAAAAGTAGCAATATCAATAACATCATCTACATAAGATGGAAGTTGCTCAGCAGGAACTTTTCCACCAATTAAATCGGCTTTTTTTTCTAATGTATCATCAATAATTCCAAGCCGTTTTATAATCATTATAAATAAAGCTTTAATATGCTTATGTATATTAACAAATGTTAATGTTTTTAACATTCTATCTTCATTAATCATAATTTTATAATTTTATTATATTTATTATTTAGTTTGAATAGTAAACATTACAGAAGTACCATCTTCTTGTACTTTACATATATGTAATTCTTTATGATTATATATTATTTGACCATCTCCAAAATTAGGACTTGTATTTTCTGGTAAATATTCATTAATATCCTTAATAGCGCCTTCAATAAAAGTTTTATTTAATTTTATTATTCCATTCTTTAATTTACCGCCATTAAATACTAAAGTACAATCTTCTGGAATATTTATAGTTTTACCATTTAAATCAAAATCATATTTAATAATATATTTAGTACTTTGTTTATCAAAATCTTTTTGAGTAATAATATTTTTATAACTTGTATATATTTCATTTACTACTTCTTCAATATTATATTCATTAGTAAAATAATATTTTTTATGATCAGAACTACATATATAAATATTATTTAATAAAGGATAAAATTTATTATCTATTTTATTATAATTATTATAATCTATACTATCTCCATATTTGTTAATAGAAGATTTCCAATTTACATAATATACAGTTTTTTGTACATTATCTATTGTTTTATAAGATCTTGCACAAAATCTATGATTATATACATCATATACTATAATATCATCATTAGCTAAAGTAAGTATATCATTATCAATATACAATACAGAATTATCTTGACAACCATCAATGTTAATAAAATCATTAAAAATATATGTTCCATTAGCTTCCGCTGCGTTTTCCTTTACGGGGGAAAATCTACGACGTATAACTTTAATTCCTTCACTAATAAAATTAATAGGATCAACATTTCTATCTTTAAATTGTAATACAGAAGTATTATAATTAAAAGTGGATTTTTGAATAGTTAAATCTTCTTCATCAGGATAATTAATAATAACTCCTTTCTTATTTTCAAATAATTGTTTAAGAGAATCACTTAACATATTAATAGTTATAGAAGAATTAGGAATATGAACTTTAATTCCTTTTTCGAATATATCACTATCATATAAAAGAGTATCCCAATGTTTATTTAACAGCCAAGCTGTATTACTACTCGCTACATTATCATTTCTATTAAATCTTTCAGTAATTAATTTATTATTAATATTATCATAATATGTTATTGTTAATCCACAACGTCTTAATTCTTTAGGAACTTTATTTCTTGTAATAGTATTATTATTTTCAAATTCAATATAAATATGATTATAAATTTTTAATATTTTATCTAAAGAATTTTTACTATTCTCATCAATAACATTTTGAATATAAGTTAAAGGAGTAATTTCTTCATAATTACTATTAGTTTTAGAATATAACTGTTTTCCAGACATAATTAAAATAATATTATAGTTTTTAAAGCTATTTTAAGCTATTATAAATTAAATTTTATATAGAACATATAAATTATATTAAACTATAAATTTTTAATCTATAATAGCTTAAAATAACTATTTATTTTTATTGTATTACTTTAGGAACCGCCCATATAAAATATCCATTTCCATTACCATTTTGAAAATATCTTATAAAAATAGCACCAATTTTAGTACAATCATTAGTAGCCGTTAGCATATTTATATTAGTGCCCTCAAAATACATTCCTCCACCATTTTTTCTATTAACAATAATAATAGCTAAAGGATCTTCCCAACTATTAATATTATTGTTTAACTTAAATTTAGGACTTGCATTTCCTACAACTATATCATCATATATATAATAGCGTCCTCCATTAATAGTGCTTCCAGGAGTAAGAGTTCCTAAATTTATATCTTTTCTTCCTAAAGTAACACTAATAGAAGAATAATTCATAAATAATCCACTTCTAACACCGGGTCTAACAATTCCTGCACTATTAGAAGTTGCAGCATTAGGATATAAATTTCCATCCTTATCAATAGTCATTTGTCCATTTGCAGGTATTTTAATACCTCCTAAAGTAGTTGCAGAAGCAATAGGTAACGTATAGCCAGAACCACCAGAACCTATATTAGATAAATCTAATTCAAATGATCGCCAACTACCATCTCTAATAGTATTATTTAATTCTGCATAAGTTAATGTAGCTACTTCACTAAAATCAATTGATTTAGAATAAATTCTTAATACAGGAACTTCTACAAGTAAATTACTCGCAAATGATAATACATTTACAATAGGATTTGAATTATTAATAGTAGTTCCAAATACAAAATTTATAGTAGTTGGAGAATGAACAATTCTAAAATCATTATATCCACTATTTTGTATAAATTTATTTATTAATTGAATTAAAGTATCAGAAGAAGAATATCTTTGATTAGTTTCAAATTGACTACCTGAAGTAGGTTTTAAAACTAATCCAGACATAACAGTATTTAATACATCTACAGTATTTATAATATTATATTTTTCATTTACAACAATTTGAACACTTGTTGTAAGTTTATTCATTGTAAATTTTATATAAGTGTTATCTAAAGGATTAATATAATTACATAATAATTGAGTATTAGAGTTTACAATACAATTAATGGTATATCTATAATATTTTACATCGCTATTTTTAGAAGTAAATACTGTGTTATAAACACAAAAATCCTTTCTTTTTTGAATATCACTTACTAATTCATCAAATTGTTGCATACTAAATTGAACAGCTGATAAATTACCACTTTGGCCTTTAGTAGGATTATATAAAATATTAGAATCTATATAATAAAATTTAGTATATTTATTTTTTATAGCAAGAATTTCTAAACTTACTCTATCGCCATCTTTATATAAACTTGCATAAATTCTTTTATTTACATCATATATATCATATTGTATAAAAATTTCTTTTGAATTATAATTAAAAGCAATATCACAATTAATATCAAAAGTTTGTTCTGCTGCATCATTATATTCATTAATATATATCTTCACATTTTTACCAGAATTAAGAGATTCTAATATACTATCAAATTCAGTTATATCAATATTTGTATTTTTTACAGAGTTAATATCACTATCTTCATTTACAGAAGTTAAATCAGTTCCTGTAAGTTTGATTATAATTATATTATCTAATTTGACTTTGTCAGAAGATGACATTAGACCAGCTTTAGAAGAACTTGATTGTGGTAAAGCAATATATTGTTCAGAAGTAACAATAGTACCTCCAGAATTAATACAACGAGTTACTTTAAGTTCTCCATTACTATTACTACTACTTTCTACATTTGCAACAACTCCATTATTAGTATAAGATTGAAGTTTATCAATATCTTTTTCAGCTTGTAATCCTCTATTACCTTCAAAAGCTGTACCAGATGTAGTACCAATAGTTAATCCAGATCCTACTTCAGTTAAATTTATTACATTAGTAATAGAACAAGAAACATTATCATTATTGTCATTAATAGTTAAAGTTGCTTTAACTTGTTTTAATAAATCTGGAATAACATAAGTAATAATTAAAGTTTTATTGCTAATAGATACTTCACAAGGAACGTTAATATTGGCTTCAGCCCCATCTTCATAAGAAGATAAATATAATTCTACTTTTTTACCATCTAAAATAGCATCTCTAAAAGCATTAAAATTAGATTTTCCCCAAGTAGTTAATGTAAAAGCATATCCTTGAGAAACACTAAAGAAATTTTCATCATTTATAATATATTCATTATATATACTATCTAATTTAGTCTTATCGTCACCTGACATTAGACCAGCTCTTGCTTGATTAGCTTCTGGAAGTTGATAGTCTTTATATTTATTAGCCGTATAACTATCATCGTTATTAGTTCTTTCTGAATAAGTAGTACGAATTATAACATCGTCGTTAGATCCTTGAGCAATTACAGATACGTCAGTAATTAATTTATTAGGAACACTTTTTAATATATTTTCATTATTTAAGCCACGAGCTCCATCAAATGCGGTACCAGTTGTAATACCAATTACTATTCCACCATTAACAATTTCTACTAAATTAGTGCCGCTCCAACGATACATAATTGCTCCATTAGTATCATCAGGAACTACATATATAACATCTGAAACAGGATCGGAAGTAATACCAGATGTTGCAGAAGATGCAGTAAATATTTTTTTAGTAGAAGTAACATAATATTTATATCCAATAGTCATTCCGGAAGTAGGAGTGGTTACTACTATTCCTCCAAGTAAATCTATTACATCATCTACATAAGAAGGTAAAAATCGAGAAGGAATCAAAGTATCATCATCTAATAAAACTACACCGCCTGAACTATTAGCGCTATATAAATACGTTAATATATCACTATTACTTAATCTATTAATACGTAATTTATTATTTTCAATAATACCAGATATAATAGTATCATAAACAAAATCATTACTTTCTTGTAGATAAATTAATATTCTTAAAGTAGAACCTACTTTATTAATATATCCAATATATTCATTAATTACAGTACTACTTTCATTAAATATAAATCTAACTAAATTATTGATTTTAAAAGAATTTACATATTTATTATAATCATCTATATCGGCTATACTATAAACATTTGTAGAAATATAATTAAATTCAAAAGTAGGAATATCGTCATATTTTCTTGCATAAGTAATCCAATTAGGATTACTCATTTCAGTTTCAGTATTTATATTAAAATTAATTTTATATTTATATAATTTTCCATTACTTATAATTAATGTTTCGCCGTAGCAATTATCCAAATTTAAATAAGCACTATTTGTATTAACAAACGCTGTAAAAACTAAATTATATAATAATTTATTATTAGAAGAATCAAAAAATTTACCTATAAATGTAACTAAAGCATTATTATTAATATTATTATTTTCTATATAAGAATTTAATTCATCTTTATTTATAATATCTAATGTATCTCCATTAACACTAAATTCAATAGTAAATAATTGTTTAGCTTGTAAACTATTAATAATTAATTGTTTTAATTCAGGATATTTATTTATATTATTAAATATATAATCTACTCTATTTAAAATAGCTACATTAATTTTATTTAATAAAACTTTAAAATCATCTATATTATTAAATATATAATCTACTCGATTATATATATTTGTATTAATTAAATTTTTAAGATTAGTATAATCATTTATATTATTAAATACATTATTAATATTTTCTTTTATTAAAGTTTTAAATATATTATACAAATTAGCATAATCTTCAATATTATTAAATATATTTTCTGTAACTTCAGTAATTTGTTGAATTACTACATTTTTTAAATCTGGAAATTTATCAATATTGTTAAATATATATTCAATAGCTTTATAAATTTCATCTACTAAAATATCAAAATTATAACCTTCCCAATTATCTTCATTTTGAAAATTAATATCTGAAGTATCATGAAGTTTATATCTACGAGTCCAGGATAAATTATTTTCATCAAAATATGTAATTATAAGACCTTTTTTTCTAACTATATTATCTATTGCCGCAACAGTAGTAGCAAAACTACCTTTATATTCAACAAAAATAGAATTATACATTGCTAACAAAGTATCTAATCTATTTCCATTTGCGGCATTATATATAGCTTGAATAAAAGTAACAGGAAATATCTCATTCCATTTTTTATTATCTTTACAATATTTTCTTAATTGCTGTATATAAACAGCATCTTTATTATTATCCATATATTATTTACCTAATAAATTAAATAAATATTCTTTAGTAACATAAGTTTCTTTTATATTTCTTCCATCTTCATCACAAATAGCTCTATCTGCTACTATATTAGGAAGTCTCGCATAATCAGTAGATATAGGTTCAGAATCAATAGCATCTTTTATATATTCATGATAAGTTTTAGTACTATCAAAAGCATTTATAGAATCTATTATATAAGAAGTATCTTCTTCAATTACGTATATTTCAGCACCAACTAATATTTCTCCAAATTCAAGAGCCTTTAATTCATCAATAGTATTTACTACTATTCTACCTGTTGCAACTTTAGAATTTATATTACTTATTAATTGTAAAACTTCAGCTTTAAACCCTTCATAATCTTCTTTAACATCTCCATTTAAATCTGCAATAGGTTGCCAATATTCTTCATTAGTTAATTCTGTACCAGCAGGAACTTTCTTTCGAGATATATAACTTGCTAATTTACCATTATGAACCAAACACAAATCATCATAAGACTTACTTGCATCATGTTTACCATTGCAAGTAAGTCTTACTTTACCTAATTGTTTAATAATTAAATCTATTGTTTTCATAATTCTCTTTACCTTATCCCCCGTAAAGGAAGAGCAACGGCAATCTATTTATTACTATAATCATCTTCTCCTAAAGCATAAACTTCATCATAATTGCTATTTCTAACATTAGCTTGTAATAATTGACCTGTTTCATCATCTACTTCAAATTTAGGAGTTTCTCCACCACAACTAATAATAGCTTTTAATATTCCATCTTCACTAATAGGCAATGTTATATTTCCTATAATAGTTTCTTTTTCAGTACCATTATATATTAATTTTATTTGAGCATTTATATATTTTATTATAGTATCAGCTTCTTTAGTTTTATTAATTTGATATGCAGCACAAGCTGTTTGAAACATATTCCAACAAGTAATAATATTTTTATTATTTCCTTTACAATTAGCGGTACAATCATTTAACATCTCTATACCTACATCAGCAAGCATAACTAATAATTTATGATATGTACAAACATACTTTGCAGGAATAACCATATATACAAAATCAGGATTAGCTTCAACAAGTTCTTCAGAATTAGTAAAAACTTGTGAGAAATTAGTTTCCGGCATACATTAAATTATGATAAATATTAATAATATTTTGTTGTTGCTTAGTTGTTAATATTTTATTTATAGATATTGCGTTTCTAACTATATTTAAACAGTTAATAACACAATTAGATTTTTCAGTAGGAATATAACCAATTTGTAATTGATTAATATTATTAATACATAAGTCAGTTAAATTAGTAATAATTTCCTCACTTAATTTATCTGTATTATTAATTATATTCATTTGAATACTTTATTGTTTATATAAATAATATAATTTTCAAAAGAAATAGATAATTTACTAACATAACTAAATATTTTTGTTTCTTTATCTAATTTACTATTATAAACTAATTTTATAGTATTATCTATTAAATCATTTTTCCATTGTTCTTTTAATATAGTAGCTACATTAATTCCATTGATAGTATACATAGATAATGCATTATAAGTATTATAAAATTCAGCGTTTATAATTGTTTTAATATTATCTACTATATTATCTTTATTATCATTTATATTATTTTTAGCAATAACATTTACTATATATTCAGTAATGTGCATTCTTGCACTTTCAAAAGAATTTTTAATAGCGTTTTTACATTTATCTTTATCTTTATCTATAATATTATTTATTACATTATCTAAAAAATTACTTATTTTAGAAATTGCTTCTAATAATTCATTAGTTATTTTAATAGCATTTTTTTCTTTTTTAGTATCAATAATTTTAATAACTATAAGATAAATAGCTACTACTATTGCTGGAGCAATACCTTGTGAAATAGCTGTTTCAAATAAATCCATATAATGTTAAATAAAAAAAGAGAAGTTGCTAATATTATTAATTAAATAATATCAACAGCTTCTCTTCGATTAATATTTATTAATATTTAAAATTAATACGAAAGCGTCTACATTATGCAACAGATTTAATACCAGCAAGAATAGTATCCATAGTAGCTATTTGAGCTGCCCCGGTAGGAATAGCAATTTGTACAATCTGATGAACTAATTCATCACGAGTTTTAACATCGCGAGGAACAGCAAATCGTAAAGTATAAACTGTATAGCCTGCATTCGTAGTATTTGTTCCAGCATTAGGATTAAGAGGATAATTAGGATATAAATAATGAACATCGTCCATATAAGTATATTCAAATCCTGCGTCTGCAGCTGCCATATTAGCCATCTTTTTAATAGCCTCTGCGTCAGCAATTCCAATCTCGCCACGAGTTGTATAAGTTACAGTGGTTCCACTTAAAGCATCTGCCATAGTAATTTCATAATTTACAGCAGGTTTTGTAGCTGTAACAGTTACAGTAGCGCTATCAACTGTTGCAGTTAAACCTAAAGTAACTGTATTATCATTAACATATTTTGCTATTTTAGCTGCAACTTGATCTGCCGTTTCAGTATCTTTAAATACATGAATAGAAGCAGTCCAATTACTACGTTCATTAAATTGAATACCTTTCTTTGTAAAAATAACAGTATGATCGCACATTATAACAGGTTCAGGAACAGTAAATTTTGCAGTAAAAGTTTTAGCAGCAGAATAAGTAGATTTACTATAACTAAAATCTTTATTATAAAAAGGAATAATTATAGGGCCTCCATCTTTACTTGCTCTACCCATAACTATTTGTCCATAATCTGTAATTAATTTGCCAGTAGCATCAACAGTAGGAACACCGTTATTCATATAATAAAATCCAAGTGCTCCAGCCGGTGCTTTATCTATTGCAGTAGATGCAGCAATAGCTGCAACATTACCAGCAAGAAGAAAATTTCTCATATTTATTTATATAATTAATTAGAAGTACTAACAACACTTCTTAAATATAACTCCGCCGCAGCTTTTACAATATCAATATGTGCATATTCAGGTAAATCACAATTGATATTCGAAGAAGAAGTGTCATTTATATAAGTTATAATATTAGGTTTCTTAATAATATTTAATACAACCTTTGAAGGCTTTTTATGAGTATTAATATCTTTAGAGTTATCTTCAGTATATATATCTATTATAATAGTATTAGTTTTAGAATCAGAATTATCTGTAAATACTATAATAGGATAATCAAATGTAGCTCTATTACAAAAATCATGTAATGTAGAATATAAATAATCATTATCTACTATTCTTGCAGAAAATCCACCAAATATGTCATTATAATATATATAAGAACTCGTAAATAGAAAAACATTATTATTATTTATTTCAGCAGTAAATTTATTTTCTTCTTTATTAATAGTAATATTGGATATTTCTAATTTATCAATTAATGTACGTAAAACATTTATTTGACCTATTTTAGCATTATCAATATAAATTTTATTATTACCACTCATCTTAACATTATCAGCAATGACTTTTTTAATATAATCATTTACTGCAATGTTAAGACAAGTGTCAATATCTTCGGATAGAATTGCCCGTACTGTCTGCATTCCCATTTGTTGAGCCAATTCTCTAAACATTACGTGCATTTCTACTACTGTCATAAATTATACGTTTTTTAATTTATTTTTATAGGCATTAACTACATCAGCATTTGCAGGATTTTTAAACCAAGCAACAGCTTCTTTAACATTAGCACCTATAAATTCTCCTTCTGGAGTAATAATATTTTGATTATACTGACTTCTTACAAATTCACCACGCTCAATCAAAATTTCAATAATAGCTTTAATCTTAATATCAGCATCATTAAACATCTTATTAAATTTAATAGGCTCATCAGAAGAGAATTTATCTAATTCATTCTCTTTTATCATACGATCTTCAAGAGAAGATAATATAACAGGTTTACCTACATTAACACAGTATTGAGCATAAATAGCATCAAATAATTCATCATCAGCAATCATACTAACAAAATTAGCTTTTGCTTTATTATTCTCCAAACGAAGTTTACGTTGCAAATCAGCTTCCTTTTGATCGTCTTTAAAATAAAAACGAATACTCGGATCACTATTAATTAAAGCTGTATCTTTAGCAATATCTTTATATAAAAGACAATGACGATACATTAAATAATCTTCAATATTAACAGGACGACCAAATTGATATTTAGAACTCTCAAGATCATTAATTGCGGCTATTTTAGCAGCAAGAGCTTTCTTAAGTTCTCCAAGATTAGATTTATCAGCTTGACGATATTTCTCTTCAATTAGTTTTTCTTTATCTTGAATAGCTCTAAAATCTATGTATCTATCATAACGAAAACTAATATCAAATTTTTTGCCAAGTTCATTAACTGAAATTTGAATATTATTTAAATACTGTTTAACACGAGTAATAAAATTTTCGTTATTAGGAGAAAGACCTATTAAATCAGGAAAATAGGCTTCAACTTCACCCTTATTAGAAGATAATGTACGAGAACTTGTAACTGAACTTCCAATAAAATCTCTACGTTTAGTTAAAGATTTATCATTAGCTCGTCTAAATAAAGAATAATTTTTAACTAATGCAATAGTAACACTACGTTTATCTATATATTCTCTATTTTTTACATTAATGTCCTTTTCTTCAACACTACCAGGAATAGGTTCAGGTTTTTCATCCACACTTTCCTTTACGGGGAAACCGCCAAAAGCAGTAACTTTATTATCAGAGCTTCCTTTAGATCTATCAGATAATCCAAAGTTTAATTTAGCACTGTTATTACTTGTATTATTTTCCATAATTAAATATTCATTAATTTAAATTAAAGTACACACTTTAACAAGAACATCTTCGAAGAGTTATTTACTTGAAGACCTTGAGAGTGCTTAACCTCATAACGGCTCATATCAATTTCAGTCGAAATATAATTGGTTTCAGGTACACCCCAAGATGCAGGAATATCCGTAAGACCCTTAAATACTTTAGCTTTATGAATTTGACCTTTTTGACGAACAACTCGAACATTTTGAGTTCCATCGTAAATAGAGAAGTCAATAAAGCAAGCTTGATGCGAAGTAATAGGATAACCAGTACGAGGATGAATTTCACCATTCTTTTTAGCAGCTTCAGCAATAGTGCTCTTATCAAAGAAAGCACAATGTTTAACCGTAATAGTGTGTCCATCAACAGTCTTATAACGACGGAAGTATTTACCATACGTTAAACCTGCGTCAGAACCATCAATCATCTTATCGCCAAGAGGAGTAACAAAACCGTTCTCTTTAGCATCTAATCGCATAGCTTCATCAAAATCTTCAATGAAGCCTTTACCACCCATAAGAACAATGTTCATTTCACCTGTATCAGTATCACGATCAAGAACATCGCCAATAGTACGCTTAATTTTGCTTAAAGTAAGATATTCGCCATAAGTATCATAGTTAGACTCACGACAAATCTCTAACATACCAGCAGTAGTAGGAATAGGCTTACCATTATCGTCATCTTTAAGAGTTATTTCTCCGTTAGGCAAACGGTTATATTCTGCCATCCAAAGACGCTCTTCATTATAAACACGACGCTCAATATTAAATTGACGCATCTCTTCACTAATCCATAATTTAGAAGCTTTACCAGTACCATCCTTAAATTCATATTCAGTAACTACATTGCTAATATTACCAGCAACTTCTTTAGATTTACGATAGAACTCAAGTTGAGAAGTCATACGACCAGGCCCCATAACATTGCTACGGTTTCCTTTAGAATATGACTCAGAAATAAGAGGAGCGCCCATTGACCAATATTTACCTTTAGCAAGTAAAGCAGGATCAATAAACGCGTCAGGATTAGGTGACATAAGCTTAATTATATAGCCATATCCATAAGCACTTTCACCTAAATCTCGTTGAATACGAACTTGAGTTTTTCCATCAGGGCCAATAAGAGTGTGTTGCTCAATAAACCAATGAGTAGAAGTATGAATTTCTACAGGAGCTCCACCAAGACCAGGTTTATCACCACCAGAAAAATGAGTAATAAAATCATCAAATTTCATACGACCCATAGTCTTCCAAGTCCATTGAACAGTATCAATATCTACTGTACCAACACTGCCTTGACCTTCAGTCATAAACAGAAGAGGAAAACGATCGTCATCCATACCATAATTGTAGGTAAGAAAGGAATTTATTTCGACAGGTTTTTGTAATTGAAGATTGGCAATACTCTCTTCATTAGAGTATCCACGATCATCATAATTGCCTCTCGAAAGAACTCGCATTGAATACATAATACAAATAATAATTAATTGTTAATAACCAAAATCAATTTTTCCGTTATTTTTATCGGAATTAGGTTTAGTTATTTTAATTCCAGTAGTGTTTCTTGTTTTAGCTATAAGTTTAAGTTTTTTAACTTCTTTATCATTAATAGCCATATCTACAAGGTTAGAATAACTTCCACCAACAAATTTTAAATAAGCACGAAGAATACTATCATTACGTCTTGCTTCAGGAGTTTCATTTTCTAAATCATATTGATAACGAGATTTACCATTTTTATCTATTTGGTAAATATACTTAAAGAAATCATCAGGAGTAACAGAAATTTTCTTTCCATCTTTATTAATAATAATAGTATCTGGAATTTTATATCCAGCAATATTACGACTATCAATTACTTCTTTAACTCCTTTCCAATATTTTTCTTCTTGTTCAATAGCATCACGTTCAGCTTGTTCAGCTTGTTCAGCAATAGCTTTACGTTTTTCTTCATCTTTTTCTTTAAGAGCTTCAAGTTCTTCTTTAGCAACATCAGCAAGAGTTCCAGTTGATTTAAGATAATTAATATAACTATCTACATCTCCCTTACGATTTTGCTCACTCCAAGACATTTTAATTATTTCTTCTTGTTGTGCTTCATCATCATCTTTTAAAATTATATTACTTCTATCTTTAACTTCTAAAAATCCATCTAATGAATTCCCATTTGCTATATAATATGGAATTAAATCTTTAAGAATAGGAATTTTATCATAAAGAGTATTAATTGCGTTTTCAGCAATTTCTTCTTCTCTACTATCAATTACCGCATCTATATAAGATTTAATACCATTAGGTGTATTTTCAAATTCAATAGGTTTATCATTTTCATCTACAACTTCTACATCAAAAAGTTTACGAATACTATCTATTGAAATTTCATTTTCTGAATTATCATCATTTACTGTAAAAGAGTCAATAAAATCTTTTACATCTTTAGCTTCTTTAAAAATATTTCCATTTTCATCAACAATGTTACCGTTATCGTCTATTGTATATTTTTTATCATCAATATCTAAAATAGTACCAGGTTCAATAACAAATTCAGATTTAGATTTATCATCATTATCATTGTCATTATTATCATTGTTATTATTATCAATATTATTATCTATATCATTATTACCATTATTTTTATTTTTATCTAAATCAGTAGTAGAATCATTATCATCAGGAGAACTTAAACCGTTACTTTTAGATAAATCAACAGCATCGCCGTTATTATCTTTTGTTACATCTGCATTATCAGCATTATTTGTAACACCATAACCAAAATCATTCATATAATTAGTTTTAAGTGAATTATTATAACCGATTATAAGCAATAAATTTGTTATATCCAATAATTAGATGAAAATAATTAAAAATATTATTCGCTCCAGCATATAAAAAATTATAAAGCTATTTTAAATGGCTTTTACCATTTCCCCCGTAAAGGAGAAATTTCGCGTTTGAATATTCTACATCATATTCTCATTTAACGTTAAATTTAAGCTTAAAATAGCTTATATTTATACAAAAATAGTCCGACAATATATGCCGGACTATCAAATATACCTATAAACGCTATTTATTTTTTAGTTTTAGGTTTATCATATTTATTTTTATTTTCTTTAGCAATAGCTAATTTAGTTTCAATATCTTTAAGTTTAACAGCTCTATCTGCCGCTTTACTTTGAAAATCTAAAATATTCTTTTCTCTCGCTATTTGATTTTTATCTCTTTCAACATTAGCTCTTGCTTGTTCAAGACGCTCCATACCAGCTTGTTTATCTTGATTAGAAACTCCATTATCGAAACTAATCATATTAGCATCAGCTTTAATAAGTTCGATTTGTTGATCAAGATATTTTTCAAGTTCAACAGTTTTACGATCTTCTTCTCCTTTTGCAGCAATTTTTTGAATTTCAAATTCAGCTTCCATTTGTTTAGTTTGTTGTTCTAATTGTTGCATAGACTGTTCGTGTTGTTGTTGTAATTCTTGAAATTTCATTATTAACTTTTTAATACTTGCAACATTATCTCCAGCAATAGCAGCAATAGCCATATCCATATTTCCATTTTGTGCAGCGCTAAAAGCAAATTGTTTTATTTGATCTAACTTTTCTTTCTCTTGTACACTATTTTTTGCTTTAATAATATAATCTGCATAAATATGAGAATCAACGTCTAAACTAATATATTTAAGATTTTTATCTTTATCTCTATAAGATGTATCTAATCCATCAATCCAAGCAAGTTTACTAAAATCTAAATCACGAGCGCAATCTCGTTCTCTCATACAATCAAATATAAATTCTATTATAACAGAACCCATGGATCCTCTCATAATAGCTTCTTCAGTTATTTCTTTACCAGCACTATTAGCTATTTGACCATATCGTTGAGGAGTCATATCAACTTGATCTTTAGCAGCATTATCTATTTCAATCATCAATTGAGTAAGTTGATTAATATAAGCACTAATATCAGCAGTCACCATACGTATTTGTTGTGACTTTAGCATATTAGTATCTTCTTCATCGTCAATATATAAAACTCCATCAGCAGCCATTCTATAAATAGTTTCATCAGGATTTTCTCCTAATAAAGATTTAGCTATAACAAGAACAGCAAGTTTATTCTTTGCTAAAGCCATTTCTCTATGATATGCAACTATATTTTTAAATACTTGATAAGGACTAACAATTTCTACAATAGAAAACTTACCAAATCCAGGAAGTAATTCACATAAACCATTATAAGGAAGTTTACCTTTACGATTATATGCAATAGCACGAGCTTTATAAGGATAGATTGCTGTATTACGAGTACCTATACGAACAGACTCATATACTTGAGGCTCATAAAAATATTCAATAGAAATATCTCCTATTTCTGGATTAATTGTATAATTATCATCAACAACTCGTTGAGCTATAATACCATTATCTATATATGTTAAAACTCCTCTTCTAATTTCTCCTCTCCATACAACGTGCCAAACATCATATAAATTAGAATTAGTATCTCTAACTAAATATGGAGATTTACTATAAAGACTACGTTCTGTTTCAGTAAATTTATTACATATGTCAGGATAATAAGAATAATAATCTGCATAAGTTATATATGAAGCATCAGTAGAACTATGTTGAGCATAATATGTTTCTAAAAACTTTTTGTCTTTATCATCTAAATATTCGTCAAAAGTATCTATAATTTGCTGATAACTCATTTTCATACGTTCAGCAAACATATCATAATCTTCAACAAACATACTATTATTAGGAACAGGAAAAGCATCTATTGGAGAAATAATTTTTTTTACAAGTTTATTTCCTATTATATCAGTATATGTATAACATTCTCCAAATGATACAAAATCAAAATAGGCTTTAGCATAAATTAATGTAGACTCAGTAATATCATCTATAACATTTAATAATTCTTGTCCTTGAACAGATATATCATCAATATAATTATTTTTAAAATCCTCAGTAAATTTTTCAATATCTATACTTTCTTGAGGGTTAAATTGTTTAGGATCGTTTCCTTCATTAATATATTGTTGATAACTTTGAGTAATTCTTGCCGCTAATTGAGCTTCCAAAATAGAAAGAATTTCTTTTCTTACAGCTGCATCTTTAGCCATTACCACATCTGGATTATTAGCGCCTACAATAAAATCGTGAGGGTTTTTAATATATTCAGAAACATATCTTCGAATTACGCCTTTCATAATATCATAATTACGAAGAGTTGCAGGAAAACGAGTATATTTTTCTTTATTAGCATTATATGGATTAAGTATTTTTCTATAAAATTCATCAGGAACTTCTCCATTCAATATAAGATATTTTTTTTCTAAATTATCTTTATCTGCACAAGATTGTCCCATAGCTATTACATAGTCACAACATTGAGCATACCATTCAGGTTTTTCCTTTTCAGCATTAGAAACTCGTTGAGAAGGAAAATTATTAGCATAAAAATAATTAATTACTGCCATATTATTAATTATATAAGTTTTATATTAATACCATTCTCTACTAAAGAATGATTTATTATCATCATCTGTTTCTGTTGTTATTTTCTTTCTATGAGCCATTTCATCTTTAGCAGCTATATCCATAGCTTTATATTCTATTCCTCTAATAATCATTTCAGACACTCTATCAAAGTTTCCAAGTGCGCTCCATTTCTTTAATTCAAGTATTGTTTGATAATCATATATTCTATGAAAATTTCTAATAGGATTGCCATTTTCATCTTTACCTATTTCATCATATAAAAATTCTTTAAGTAATCGTAAAGCGTCTAATTTTCGTTGATTACCACCTCCAATATTATATCCATAAGTAGTAGAAATTTTTCCTTTAATAGTATTATCCCAAACAAACAAAGGTTCTTTAGCTAAATATTTTGTAGCTCTCCAATCTCTAAAGTTTTTAACTGTTTCTCCTCGGTTTACCTCGACACAAGTAGTTCCAATACAATTATAATAAACAGCTAAATAATAACAAATTCTATCAGCTTCTTCAAGAGAATCTGGACGGCCATAATAAGATGCAACAAGTTTTTGTTTAAATCCATTTTTAATACAAGGATTCATCCAAACTTTAATACTATTATGAGAATGCTTATTAGTAATTTCTTTTTTATCTTTATCTATACCAACTGGGTCATAAGAAATACTATATCGTCCTACAGGAATTTCTTTTCGTAAACCGTATTCGGTATAGTTTTCATCATATTCTGGAGGAAACCAACGTCGAATACATCCATGAGGATCTTCATTAGCTCTACGAGGAACTCCAATAATATAATCATAAACTTTTTTGCCTTCTTTACTTAATCGTTCATTACTTTTAAATTGTATTCTACCAGTATCATCTAATTCAAGCATTCCATCAACATAAAAATCAAAATCTTTATCAGTTCTAAGTCTTTCTTCCCAAGCAGTTAATTCTTCAGAAGTAAAGATATTTTCAGCTGCACTACTAAAACTTTCAGCAGGATAATTAGCGTACTGTCCTAAATAATTAATATATTCTGCATAAGTTTTAGAATCATTTTTCTTTTTTATTCGTTCTTTTTTAGCAATAGCAAGTCCTATACTTAAATTACTATTACCATCCTTATCTATTCCATAAATACCAGATATTTCACCTTGTAGCCCCCAACAATAAGGTTTAAAGAATCCACAAATTTCATTTCTACTATCTCTGTCCCAAACATTCTCAAAAGCCATAAAATTATAAGCACGAGGATTATAAAAATTCTCTTCAAAGACTTGCATATTTCCAGAAATAGCAGTACCCCAAGCCATAAGAATACCAGTAGTATATGCACCAGTTCGCATAGCTGGTTCAGTATCATTCATAAATTCATCAAAGTTGTCCATTTTAGATAACTCTTCAACTTTGATACAGACAGCATCTTTACCAATAGCACAATCAGGATTATTTAAAGCGCTAACAGAAATCAAAGAACTTTTCCAAGAATCATCAGCCTCTATACCACTTGGTAATTTATATCCAAGACGAAAATCTTGTTTAACAGGAGAATATATACCTCTAACAAAAGGAGTTTTTTCTTCATAAAATTTAAGATTATTAACAGAAAAATCTGTTAAACCTCCTGTTTGAATAAGATATTTATTATCAATAGCTACATGAATAACAACTTTTCTTGATTGAGCGTTTACTCTATTAGCACTATCAGCAGCCATCATATATGAAAATCCACCACGACGAGTTTTATCAATAATTAAATGAAATCCATTATTTTCTGCAAACTCCATACAGTGAAACACCCAAAATTGGCTATCAATAAATTTAGGAAAATTATAAACTTTTTTAGCAGTATTAGTATTACCTCGTTTAATAGTACTTTCGTTAAGTTGCTCCATTCGAGTATAATTAAGAAAATTATAATGAGAACCTGTTATTCTAACTTCTTTAATAGTACCATCTGGACATAATAAACAAGGAGCACTAAAACCTTTAGTTCGTCTATATTCTTCTCTTTTTCTAAATTGTCTATGAGGAATACTATCTACTTTATACTCACAATATCGTTTATGTCTTCTATAATAATTTCCAACTTCATAAAATAGCTCAGTATTAACAAATTTATATTTTAAATCAATATTCATTAAAAATCCACCACTATTGCCTATAAGAAACAAATTATCAGGATCGACATATCCAGCTTCAGTAGCAGTTTTATATTTAGATTTATCCTCTTCTATAAACTTAAGAAATGGATAATCTTTAGCATCTAAATTATCTACCATACTATTTTATAATTAATATTAATGCTGCAACAGCAATAACTCCACAACTTGTTCCAATAAGTATTTTATTTCTTTTTTTATATTGTTCAATTTGTTTATTTAAATTATTATTAATAGTATTATAAGACACAATTCTATTTTGCATATCTCCAACAATAACAGAATATTCTTTTAGTTCAAGTTTTTGCAGTTTAATAATATCTTCTTGTTCTTGCATAACTTTCGTAAAAGAATTTCGTTCTATAAGCTTAATATTAGCTTGTTTTATAAGTTTAATTGGAACAATACAAGTACTATCAGGAGCTAATTGAATTTCCCCCGTAAAGGAAAGTTCACTAACTTTATTCTGACACCAGCTTTTGGAACAACATAACAGTAGTGCTATCGTCAGCATTAATAGCAAAATTAATTTCTTCTTTAACATTTTCTTTAATATTATAAATTATACTATCCTTTTTAATTATATTATATTCAAGGCTATCTATTACTATTTTATTATATACAGTATCAGGCTTATTAATTATATATTTATCATTATTTATTTCTTTTTGTTTAACTACATATCCTATTATAAAAAATATAATAGCTATTATAATAACAGCTATTATATTTAACATAGTATTATTTTTTTCCATATTTAACTAAACGATTAAATAACTCATCATCATATTTTCCAGTTTCTTTTAAACCAACAGCTTGTTGTGCAAATTTAATAGCTTTAACAAGACCCATATTAATAGCAGTATCAAATATTAAAAAAGATATATCAAAAGAAGGAATTAAATCTAATTTAAAAGGATCCCAAAAATTATCTTTATAAAAAGAATGAACAAGCGCCATTAATTTTTTATTAGAAAAACATTTATCATTAAATTGTTTTTTATCTTTAGGAAGATTAAATTCTTTCTTATAATTATCAATAATTTCCCAACCTTTCCAAATTTTATGATAACGTCTTGCTATTCCTGCAAATGTTTCTCCTCCTGCATCATCAGGATCAAAAACATATCCACCCTCATTTTTAAGGGCTTTTTCTATTGCTTTTTTATAATCAGCCATCTTTACAAATTTTATTAAAATAATTAACAGCTTTATTAACTACTTTACAATAATTATCTGTATTTTTAGAATAAGTATATATTTTGATTGTTCTAAATTTATTAAAGAAAATCATATAAGGAAACTTAATTTGAATACAAAATTCTATAATAGTATCACTAACAGGAGGATCATAATATTTTACTTGAAATCTTTTAGATATAAGACGAATAGTCTTATATCCATTATCTTTAATGTTTATTATTCTAATTTTACTCATATTATTCATTGAGAGTTCTATTAATCCAACCTCTTAAAAATTTAATATTATTTCCATTACCAGCTAATCTATTATATTCTTTAATTTTAGCAAGTTTATAATTAGCTATAAATAAATCTTGACCAAGACTATCTCTAATATAATTTAAACTATCTTTATATAAAGATAATTCATATTCTAATCTAATTATTTTAGCTATATTTTCTTGTTCATTTATAGTATCTTTAACAGGCACATATACTATTTTTTCAATAGGAACAGTATCATTACAAGATACATTTATAATAGGAATTATAAATAATAATAAAATTATATTTTTTATCATTTTATAAATTTAAATTAAATTGAGTATTAATTTCTTCCGCTTTAAGGTTTTTTCGTCTATCTTCTAAAATAGATTTAACTTCATTAAAACGATACATCATTTTATGCAAAGTAACTTTTTCTTTTGGATTAGTTTTAACTTTAAAAGTTCCATCTTGATATTTCTTAGGCATACCGTATTCATTAAGAACAAAATCGCTATCTATATGAGCAAGCCATAAACCTGCACAAGGTAAACCTAAAATACACTGAACCATTAAAGCATAAAGAGAAAGTTGAAGATTATAAATACTTCCATTACAATTAGGAAGTCCTCCTACAGGAGGTAATAATCTATCATTAGTACCTACCCATATATCAGTTTCTTGATGAGGTTTTTGAGTTTTATCTTTTTTATAATATCCAGATTCAAATTTAAGTCCACCTCTATTTGTTTTCCAATCACCAATAACAAATTGATCATCTCTTAAGCAAAGAACATCAATTGTACCACTTACTAAATAATCTATGAGAAAAGCTCCAATCTCAGAATAAATTTTATATCCATTATTTTTATAATAATTAAATACATTATATATTTCTGGATATTTATTTTCAGTAACATCTATAAATTCATCAATATCTAATTCTTTAACATTTAAATTAATATTAGGTAAATCTGCAACTGTAATCATTTCACCCTCTTTAGGTAAAATATATCTTATAGCGTCTTTAAATTTAGATGCAGATTTAATACCGTCTTCTAAATTATTATGAGTTTTTGTTCCTCTATCACAAGCCTCATCTCTAATAGCATCCCATTGTTTGGCAAGTTTACTTTCAGAGATACCAAGTTCTTTAGCTTTCTTTTTAAGCCAATAAGACTTATTAAAACTCGGTTGATACTCGTGTAAAAGAGTAGTAACAGATTTATAAGAATTTCCTAATGTATCGGTATAAGAATGATTAGCTTCTTTAAATATAAGTCTAATATCATTATATCTGGTATCTCTTAATTGTAACATAACTATATTATTTATTATTATATTTAAAACTATTAATAGCTTCAGTTAAAAAAGATGAAAAACAACAAACAAATTTTTCATTTCCAGATAATTCTACTTCACCCATAGTATCTAATATAGCATGAGTAAGTTCGTGAAAAAATGTATTTACTTTAACATTATTATTTTGTTTATCATCTTTATTAAATGTATCAGCAATATTTATACATCCTTCTGCAAGTAAACAAGTTCCTAAAGCATTATTATCACAACGATCTACAACATTAACTTTAATATTAGATCCTCCTAAATTAAATTCATCAGGTATCTTAAAATCCATAATAATTATATTTTAATCAGCTTTCATACTACTTAATACTGAAATGCCGCCGCGAGCAATTTTTTGTTCTTCTTCATATCGAAGATTATCTTTTGCCGTATTAAGAGCCTTTTGAAGATTAGGTATTTCTTTTATTTGAGAACTTAAATTATTAATAGTTGCTATTATAGCTGGAATATCTTGGTCAGTGACTCCAGCAGCAAGTTTATTACTTAGTAATTCATTACATTTATTAGCTACTACACTTGTAGTATGTAATGCTCTTAATAAATTTTCAATAGCAATGCCAGCAGGTCCTACAGCATTATCATAATATCTTTTAATAAGTTTAGAAACTAATATATCTGGCATATAATCTTTAGGAAGATCATATTGTATAATAGCTTCTTTTAAAGCTTCTGAATCATTAAGACCTTGTTGTTTTGCAGGACTTCTTGGGTCAGCAAGATAATATATAACTCCACATTCTTGTAAATATTTCTTTTTATCTTTAGATGTATCTCTCGAATATAATAAAAAAATATCTTTATCAATAATCTGATTTATTTTAGGAGCTTTAGGTATTCCTGTATCATCAACAGAAATAAGATTTTCTATAATAAGTCCGGTCATTTGTTTGTCTTATAAATTTCATCAAATTGTTCTTGAACGTCTGGATCAAAATCAATAGGTTTACAAGCGAAAATACTAAATATATAAGCATCAGCATATCCTTTTCCATAAGTATTTAGTAAAGAAAAATATTTTTTACTATTATTTCTTCTAATAGTTGTAATAGCTTGTTTAGTACTTGCTTTTAATCTAATATTTTCTTTTTCTAATTTATATATTCTATAACAATATTCAGCATAATCTTCTTTAACCATTGTTCGCCTTGCAAATTTCATTTCTTTAGTATGCTTTCGCATAGCCTTATGAAGAGGATTTTTTCTTAATACTCCAACATAAGGAATAGCTACAGCTTTGCCTAATTGTAAATGTTTTGCAATATTTCTTTCAAGACTTTCTACAATAGCTCTTGTTATAGCTTCATCTTCAGGATTTTTAAAATTTAATTCTCTAATAATATCATCTTCTGTTTTATATATTATAGGATAATCATCACTAAAAACTTCAGTGTCATTAGCAACATTAATATCTGCCATATTAATTATAATTAATAGAATTAGATATTATTACATTCACGCCCGTAAAGGAAGAATTGCAACAATATCTAATTCTCATAATATTTTAATTAACTTTATTTTGTTCTACAAACACTTCATTAATAGGAGTTGTAATATCATAAGAAGCGTGTATATCACAAACAGGAATAATTTTAAATTCAGGGAAATAACAATAAGGAGAATTATTCTTACTTTCTAATATAGTTTTACCATCTTGTTTAAAATATTCTCCAGTCATAATATCTTTACTTAATTGAGGATCATTTTTAATAAATGAACGAACTTTATCAATACTAATTGCATTGTTAGGAAGATTTATATGTTCTCCTCGTTCAATCATAGAACGAACAATATTTACTTTATATCCTACTTGAGTATTTACTTTATCTGCGTCTTCATCAGAAATTTTAGCAATAATAGGAATAACTCCTACTTCTGTAGGATATTTCTTATCAATTGCAGCACTAAATTCAAATAACTTGGTTTTATAAATAATAGCAACTATTGCATAATTAGGAGCAAGATTTATATTACTTGTCATTGAATTTAATATTTCTGGAGTAAATTCATTAATACTTGTTGGAATAAGTAAAGAATACTTTTTAAGATTACTTTCAAGTTTAATCATAATAATTTAATTTTTAGATTTGTTAATAGTTGTGTCTTCGCTATCACCAGCTTTAAGATAATTAATAAATTTGTTCATAATAAAATTATAATTAAAATTAGATTGTTCACTAATTATAATCATAAAATTCTTACTATCCAAATTTATTTTTCGTCATCAGCATTAATGATATTATATAGTTATAAATTTATAACAATAGCTTTACATTTATTTGTAATAATATTTTCTGGACAATATTGAGAATTTAAAGAATATCTATTTTTAAATAAATTATCAGAATCTGGAATAAATTGTTTGATGATAATATTTTTCTTATAAAGATTATTTAAAGAATCTTTAGCATTAATATAACCATATCCTGTAGATTGTTTTATATCAATATAAAAATCACTATTAGCATCAAATGTATATGACAATTTATTATATTCTTCATATAATCTAATTTTAGATTCTATAATATATTTTAAAACAATACATTCTCCTTTAGACAAATCTTCAAACACTTTTATAAGTTTTATAAGAGTATCAGCTTTATTATTGTTATTTGCTTTATGAATAAAACAACTTTCATTATTTCCTATAACATCAAATGTATTTTCATTAATAATCTTTCCATTAAAAGTTTCACAAACCATAGCATTAATAACTTTTAGATCACATCTCAAAAGTAAGTATTTTTTTTGAAATATCAAATATTTTTCTTAAATTGTTAAATGTTATGAAAAAGCTGTTAGAAGTGCTTCTAATGCAAAAATTAAAGATCGTGCTAACGATTTTTGTGCTGAAAAATTTAGCTTTATTTCGCGCGCGCTACGCGTCAATGTACCGCACGTGCGCGCGCTCGCGCGTAAGAAGTATTTATATATTATTAATATATAAATATCTAATATATAATTATATATATTTATATATATAATTATTTTATATATATTATATCTATTACTTATACGCATTTTGA